TTATAGCATCCTGCTAATGAAGAGCCAATTGCTAATACAAGTCCAATATTATTTGATGGTAGAGATAGGGAAGGATATCAAATTATTAAAACTAGCTTCTTTAGAAGTTCTTATTGGAATAAAGCTGTTGAATATTATGGTATTATTCGTTGGCTTTATATTGATGATTTATTCCCAAAGGAAGGAGGCGAACAATGAAAACATTTGTATTTGATATAATGCTCAACGGAAGATTCATCTGCACATTAAAGTATAAATATTGTGCGCTCTTTCCGATAGATTTTGAAGAATTAGAGAAGTTTGTCCTCCAAAAGAGACCTACTTTGAAAGGTAAGGATTTTAGAATTGCGTTTTGATATGAAAGAACTTAAAGTTGGAGAGTTATTCTTGAAGTTACCGAGACTGATAAAGAATCTTGTAAAGGTTGTTTCTTTGATAGCAAAAAGTTTTGCGAAGTATGGCAGCAATACCATTGTAGCATCAAAGAACGCTCAGACCACAAGAATGTAATCTTTAAAGAAGTAAAGGAGTAAAAATATGAATGGATTATTATCAATGATTGGAATAAAAACAGAAATAGATTATCAGATGGGTGATTTTCCTTCTTGTCTTCCACGTGTTAGATTTAATGTTCCGAAAGGCAACATTCCATCCGACAAACAGAAGTGTCAGACAAAAGCGCAGCATGAGTTCACTATCAAGGGTGTTAAAATTATGGCAGCTTCTAAGAAGGATGCTATCAAAAAGTATAATCATCGTAAAAAGTAAAGTGTATGAATAAGTTAGAATATATACCAGGTGATTTGGTGATGGTAAAGGAGTCAGCACTTCAATTTGCTAAAGATAAAATATTCAAAGTAATATCTTCATTGAGTGGTGGCTTTCTTAAGGTAGTCATGTTAAACGATAGTAGTACAACATACTCTATTAGTAATAATGCTATTCGTCCGATTCCTATCACTCCAGAGATTCTAGAGAAGAATGGATGGGAGAGAAAAGTGATGAGCAGAGGAATAAAGAATAGTCATTTGGTATATACAAAACCCGATATTGAAGAATATGGATATTTCCCTATCTACATAGAAAAAGGTATCGGTAAAGAGTTTGATGTATATCCGTTTACATACAACAATGTATGTACACAAATTGCATACATTAAGTATGTTCATGAACTCCAGCACCTTCTATTCGGGATAGGCATCAAACACGAAATGGAGGTGTAGGTATGGAAGTAATAATTAAGAAAGTCTACAAAGCTGTAGGGTGTGAAAAAGGACACTACTTTGGGACGTTTGCACATTTTAAAGAGTTGCGTGAGAGTTCTAATTTGTCAGTACAAAAGACTTGCTTTTGCTGTGGTCACAAATTCCAACCAGAAGATTTTATTTCTTTAGCATGTTTTGACAAAGGCATGGGAAACAAATTTCTTTGCCAAAAGTGTAAGGATATAGCATTAAAAGATTTAGGTGATAAAAATATTTTTTTACATTAGTTTATAACGCCTTCGGGCATAAAAGATAGAATATGACAGTAGAAGAATTAATTAACGAATTATCAAAGGTAGAGGATAAGACTATGGAAGTCAACTTCCCATATTCTCATGGTACACAAGAGAATGGGAACCCCATGAATGTTGATAGTATATCAGTATTTGATGATTGTGTTGTGATTTATTAACCATCCTGCAAAGGATATAAATAGATAGTAATATGAATACAGAAAAATTAGAAAGAGGAAATATCTTAGCAAAGAGTTTAATTCCTAAAGTAGATGTACTCTTAAGTATGTCTCCAAAAGTAAGCAGTGGTGAACTTGCAGATGCTATTCGGAAATTATCACTGCTTGATATGGAATTTGATACTAAATTCAAGCAGCTTCTGAATGAAACAAAACAGAGATTTCAGAAAGAGTTTGATGAGCTTTAGTAAAACTAACCATCCCTAATGGGATATAAATATAAAGTAATTATGAAAAAGTTTATTGGTACAAAGGTCATTATGGCAGAGCCTATGACTATGACAGAAGCACAGATAGTGCTTGGTAGAGAAATTAAGCCAGCAACCGTTGAGGAAGATGGCTACTTAGTAGACTACAAGGACGGATATAAGTCTTGGTCTCCTAAGAGTGTGTTTGAGGAAGCCTATCGTGAAGTAGGCTCTGTTAACTTCGGTGGTGCTATTGACTTATTGAAGGCAGGTCTTGCGGTAAGACGCAAGGGATGGAATGGCAAGGGATTGTTTATCGTTAAGCAGGTTCCTTCTCATATCACAGGTGACATCATTCCTAATATGCAGTCACTCCCTCAGTCTGCCAAGATCATCTTGATGAACCGTGAGAATCCTCACATTGACTATACTAATCAGATGCTTATCATCAATCCAGATGGAAGAGCAGATTCTTGGGTTCCTTCCGTATCTGATGTATTTGCGGAAGATTGGGAGGTTGTAACTGAGTAACTAACCGCCCTCTCCTTGTCGACAAGGAGAGGGTAAAAAGAAGAGAATATGGCAGAGATTATTTACTTTGGAACAAATGGGTGTTCCGGTCATTATCCTATCGGCATCGACAAAGTGCTGACCTCGGCAGAGTATGAGATATGGCGCGAATGCGATAATGAAACTTGGATAGATAATATCCGAAAGAATCCTGGTCGCCATCTCATCAAGCATCACGGAGAGGTTTATACTAATTATGGTGTTCCGTTCTCTGTAGATGATGAAAGAGGAGGCTCACATACCGAACTATTTTGGAAAGGCATTCATACGAAAGAAGAAATCGTCAACTTGATAAAGAACAATCAGTTTTTGGCAATGCAATTCAAAATGGATGAGGCAATTAAAGATGTGGCAACAGTTTGTGGTGTCAGGTACAAAGATATTAAATCTGCGATAAACATGACACAAGTATTCGCAGGTGGTAAAAAGAAGAGAATATGAATGCAGATAAAATAACATTAGCTAGCTATATTGCATATCTCCAAGGTGTGTATAAACAATATGGCAATATAAGTATTACGCAACTAAAGCATATAGAAAGAAACAGAAAAAGGAGGATAAGCAATGAGTAAAGAAAAAGCGATAATTCATATCAATAATGTTTCTAAGATATTAGGAACTAAAAGAAAAAAATAAGTGAAGGTACTACAATTCATATTCAAAATGAGTTAGTCTTAGCACTTAAAGAGTTGGAGGACTAAGCAATGACAATATATAGAGTTGATTATTTCAAAACATCTAATTCAAAATATGTTATGGTTGAAGCAAACTCAAAAAGAGAAGCAATCAATAAGGCAATAGAAGAAAACCATTGGCAAAAATATCCTGTAGATTTTTTTACCTTTAACTATACTGCTACTCTACAAGACCGCAAGCCTAAAAATGTTTCTCCAGTATGGGTATCTGTCAAGGATGAGCTACCACCAGTAGATAAAGAAGTTATTGTCCTTACTACAATCGGAAGAATTAGTTTCGGACATATAGTAGATAAAAAGATAGCCAAAGACTACAACGGATGGAATATTCCTGATGTAGAGTACTGGCTACCATTCGTTGACCCAAAAGATAAATGATTATGGATAGTATAGATACAGAGCGTAAGGCACGTAAACCTCACAGATGCTATATGTGTGGTTGTACAATAGAAGCAGGGCAGAAATATATTCGCCAGTTTACTCCAGAGTATAGGTCAGCAATCTGTATACACAAGGAATGCGTCGAACTCCTAAGATACGAAGGCTTTTACGATGAAGATGAATACGGAACAAGTGACGATTTCTTTCACGAAGCTATCCTTGATTACGTCAACGAGCATCACGTATCTTCTGATGGCAAAGAGTATGATGAAGGCTGGGATGGTGATAATTATCACTTGGTAAAAAAGATTTTAAAAGAATTAGAAGTATGACAAAATTTAAGGTAGTTAGATATTGGGACACATATCCCGATGGTGTTGTTGCAACTTGCGATACAGAGGAAGAGGCAGAAAAGATATGTAATAAATATCGTAGAAACCGCAAGCCAATGTATGACTATTTAGTCAGAAAGGAGGGTGAATAATGACTAGAGAAGAGTTAAGAAATAATTACGAAAAAGAAATCTGTGAGTTATGCCACCGAGAGTATTATACTAGCAGAGCACTCCCAGAATCACTTTGCGAAGGTCAGTTTTGCGAAGAGGTAGAAGATTATTTCGCAGATGAACATAATATAAAATTGGAGGATTGAGTATGACAAGAGAAGAAGCTAAAGAATTTTATCCTTTCTTGCAAGCTTTTGCTGACGGAAAGGCAATTGAGTGTAGGACAAAACCAAGTGCCGTAAAAGGCACAAGTGTTCCGAATGATTGGACGGAAATAAATGAAATAGGGTACTGGGATGATATAGAATACCGTGTTAAGCAAGAACCAAAGTGCCGTCCATTCAAGGATGCAAAAGAGTGCTGGGCAGAAATGCTAAAACATCAGCCGTTTGGGTGGGTGAAATCCCAAATTGGTGAGGTTAACAGCTTAATCATACTTATAGATAATGAAGGGCTTGTTATTGGTGATAGAAATAATGGTGTGATTGGATTTGTCACTGCTACTGATTTGTTTAAAATAAAATTTGCAGATGGCACTCCATTCGGCGTAAAAGTGGAGGGATAGTTATGGCATGGGTAGCAACTAATGGAAATGGTAAGGAATTTCTTTTTGAAAAGAAACCATACAGAAGTGGACGTGGAGAATATGGATATTGGAATCCTACATATTCTGGTATCGGTGGTTGTGTTCTTATACCTCATGGAAGTATCAAGAAGCTCATCGGAAGAGAATTGTCTTGGAGCGATGAACCAGTAGAACTTAAATAATTGTAGCATATGAAGAAACAAATAATCTTAGACGAACAAGATATTAAAGAGTTCCACGAGGATGCGGAGCATCTACGTTGGCTATACAATAGAATGGTGTGTGAGCATAGCGAAAATGAAAACTTTGATTACATGCGCCGCTTCGTCAAAATATTCAATAAGTTAAAACAATTATAGATTATGAAGATTAGGTTGGCAAAGAAGATAATGAAAGCAGACACTTATGCTGATTATCCAAGTAAGCATCCTTCACCTTACTGGAAAGCGAAGTTTAAGGAAGCTTATAACGAGTATGGGTGTGTTACGTTCTGTGAAGATTCGAGCAAGTGTAAATACCGCAACAAGTTCGACCATCGTATTGTAAAGGCAGAAAAGATTGCTGCAAGATATTCCCGCAAGCTAATGAATTGCCTTACTAGGTTGGCAGGCAAAACTCCTTTCGAGATTGGAGATATATTAGGTAGTTCAAATAAACTAAAAAAAATATGATTATGAAACAAGAAATGCAAAAATCAATCTTAAAGATTCAAACAGCAGTCGAAACTCTGACAAGACAGAAAGTTATCGATAAAAATGTGTATGACTTTATCCATGGAGAAATCAAATTTCTTTCGGAAAGTGCAGAGAATATAATGGAAGTAAATAACCCCGACGAAACTCTTCTTACCTTCACAGATAAGGAGAAGTATGTAATTCAGCATATCAATCTTGCTGATACATCTGTTCTTTGCGAAGAGTTGAACAGAAGAAAAGACATTGGTGACGATTTCTTTGTAGTAGCAACAGAGAGAAAATAAGTTAGCTTATGGAAAGATTAACTAAAGTAATGGATAAGTATTTATCAGAAGCAAAGAAGAAGGTTCTTACCCTCGCAGTCAGCAAGGAATGGTTCGATATGATAGTGTCGGGCGAAAAGAATGAGGAGTATCGGGAAATAAAGCCATATTGGGCTTCCCGACTGGTGAACCAACAAGCCGAAAGCGGTGAGGTGCTTTTCGATGAGTTTGGCGGTTATTGTCGCGTGATAGGCGAGCTGGAATACAAACCATACACCCACGTTCTCTTTATCAACGGCTACCGCAAAGATAGTCCACGAATTGAGAAGGAGATTGAGAGTATCACCATCGGCAAGCCAAAGAAAGGCTTATGCCCAGACAAGTGGCTTGATACCGAGTTTTTTATCATTAAATTCAAGTAGCGTATGACAAACGAGGAATTTTTCAATGCTCATATGGGTGAGCGAGTTCTTTATAAAGGTAAGGACATCGGGGCACACGTAGCAGGTTATGTAGAGGAAAAGTATATTATCTTAGGATTTGATGATTATACAGGCTGCATTCTGTGCTTCACTTCAAAAGTGAAAAATCTTTGTGACATATATCACTCATACCGATTCGCAAAATTGAAGTATTTGGAAGTGATAAAACATAGTAATATGGAAAAAGAAGAAAGATGTTGTGGTAACTGCCTTTGGATGGGATGCGAAGACATCTTAGGCAATGGATGGTGCTACAAAAAAGATTGCGAAACATCTTGTGATAAGGTTTGCAAGAAACATGAATTTTAAACTTTAAATATTTAAATGGAAAATAAAGAATTGACACTTAATGAGTATCAGAAGGCTGCAATGACTACTTGTATGCCTAGTTGTGAGAACTTTAGCTACATGACTCTTAATCTTATGGGTGAACTTGGAGAGTTTACTTCGAAGATTGGTAAACTTATCCGAAAAGGAAAGGCTCATATCGAGAATAGTAAGCTGGTGGTTCACGAGGATGTAACGGAGGAGGAGATCAAGGCAATTCGTGCCGAGCTCGGAGATTGCTTTTGGCAACTGAACGGAATCTGTTCGGTATTTGGATGGAATGCAAATTCTATCTGCCAGGAAAATCTTGATAAGCTTGCTTCCCGAAAGGAGAGAGGCAAGATTGATGGTAGTGGTGATTTTAGATAGATAGCTTATGCTTATAAAAAAAGTTTGTGAAAATACATGAATATCACAGATGAACAGAAAACATATATAAAGGAACACCCTTACGAATCTCCTTACGCAATGGCCAAGAGCTTCGGTTGCGCAGTACAGACTGTTTACTGGTGGCTACATAGGCTGCATGGGGATTCGTTCAAGGACGCAAGAAAAGAGCAAAGAGAGAAGATTAGGGAATCTGTCCGTAAGCTGTATCCGGATTACTCTTCTTCCGAAATTTCCAAAGAGCTTGGGATAACAAAGTCATGTGTAACAAGCATAGCAAAGTCGCTTGGCGTTACTCATACCCAGGAAACGGAAGAAAGACTTCGGTTGAAATGTGCACAGGCAATAATAAGACCGGAGATAATAGCTAAACGTTCTGAATCTCTAAAAAAGACGCTGAGGCTTGACAGGTACAGAGCAACGAATGGAATAAAACAGAAGACACGACGCAAGTTCAAGACCATTCCGAGCAGATGTCTCTGTGCAAGGAACTATCTCTGCAATAAATACAACTACTTCTACGACAAAGATTACGGAGAGCTGCTTACCGTGTTCTACGACAGCGAAACCAAAATGTTGACAGAAGAGCAGCAGAAACACTACGAGACGAAGTATGGTATCAAGTTCCTCCAGGGAGCTGAAGAATAATTTCTGTGCATTATCTATATGTTTAGGGGTGGCTACACATCGCGTGCGGTCACCCCTTTTTGTTTGTAAATCAATTAATAACCAAATAAAAACATTAGAAAAAAACTAAGAACGTTTGTGTAGCTTTAATTTCCAGTATATCCAACCTAAAAATGCGAGAATGCCTATGAAAAGACAAACTGAAGATATCTTACCTATATTCAAGAAAGCTTTATCTGTCTTTGATAGTTGCTTCTCTACATATACTTTATCTTTCGATATTTCGCTTATCGTTGAGATTAATGAATCACACTTGCTATGATATATCGCCGTACTATCCTTGTATTCCTTGAGGCTCGAAATACTGTCTCTTAGTATCTGCACGTCCTCTTGCGATATTTCGTGATATTCGTAGTGAAATTTATCCTCACCAACCTTGTTGCCGTTCGCGTCATACTTCGAAGCTGTACTATCCTTGATATGTGTCTTCTCTTTCGTAGTTGACTTCATGGATTCCTTGTGCGATGCTCTGTATGATTCCAGCTCCTTTACAAGCCTTGCGTTGAAGAGTGAATCCCACTTAGCCTCGTTACGTTTATCTGTGATGTATGACTGTTTTTCTATCACACGTTCTTTCGCCTTACATCTACAGAACATTGATAGAATCAGCATTGCTACTGCAATGGCAATTACAACCCTTGTTATCTTATCAATCAGTTTCATAAGCTACTGAATTACAATCGTTACTTTTTCCTTTTTATCCCAAGCTGTCTTCATAGTCTGAATGAGCTTGCTAGTCCATAATCGAGAATCGCTAACCCATCCTTTCTTATCGTTTTTACCGATAAGGATACACCCCTCTGTGTCTTTTGCAGAGTTACCGGAATGAATACGGATACCATCGAACCCTGGCACATCCTTCAATAATGGAAGCATTTTCTTGAATCTGTTAGAGTAGGTATATACGCATTCATAGCTGCCGATTGGTATTGCAGTCTGCCCATATACCTTTTTGTTTTTGATTTCGTTCAAATCCATTTTTTGATTCAATCCTCTGTCTGTATCTTCAAGAGTATTGCATCCGAACAAATTTCCATTCACGTACAGACGGCTAATAGTATATCCATCCTTTCTCCAAGCTCTATCAATTAGTACTTCCATTTTTGTTTTCCTCCTCTTTTTTATCAAACTCCTGATTCAATCTCTCCAATATCGGTTTCCAATAACTAGGCAATGCCTTTGCAAACTCGAATCTCAAAATGTAGTAAATAACTCTGAATGCAACATTCTTAGGGTATGCCTTGATGAGGTTTTTGAACGCGTTGCATAGATACACATAGCAGAAAATGTATGTAAGCATTTTTATTACAAACAAAGCCTCATTTCCGTCATTACAGCCTATCATGATACCATATATCACATAGTCAATGGTAAGATAGAGCGAGATTTCAAGTATGGCGTTTACAAACTTTGATGCCGAAAAGTTTTTGCATCGTACAACACTAACTCCATCAGCCCTCATACCACAAAAGATGTTGAAGCCGAAAGCAATTACTAGCGCCAGCACGAAACCTTCAGTTGGCGTTGCAAAGGCAAGTATAGCAGAGGAAATTGTAACCACTATCTGCCGAATCTGTGATGAATCTAATAAATCTATCATAATCTGTTATCCTGAATAATAAATAAAAATAAAGTTTCGGTCTCTTGATGCAAATATAGCAAAAAAAACCGAAACTTCATTCAGAATAACGAAAAACTTTATACATTCAAGTCGTAATATGGAAGTCTGCCACTTTCGATGAAGGAAATACATTCATCGAAAATCTTTTGCTCGTAGTTGTACGTGTTGATCTTCGGGAACCATTTCTTTATCTTTGCGTCGTTACGCTTTACCATTTCTCCCCAGAGAACGCACCAGTCTTCGAGATTGATGTTGTCGTTCTTAACCTCATGCCAATAGTCCTTGGCTACATCTTTAGTGTGAAGCTGGCCTATGAGACAAAGATGCATATCTGCCATTTCTTCGTCATAATGACACGCGCCAATCTCTCCCTTAACCTGCTTCATCATATCAAGCATTACGCTGTCATTCATTCCAACTTCGCAACAATCTGCCATGATCGTAACACAGTTCTTGATAGCCTGCATATCATTGCTAGCTATAATGTCTTCGAATACCTTTTTCATAACCGTATATTTTTGATGTTACTTCAGAAAATACTCTCTTATGTTGTATACACCATCCTTGTCTTTCAACAAATCGAGCGCAAGGCTGTGGGCATACTTAACCAGATGTTCTGTATCAATGTCCTTAACATCTTCCTTGCCGAGTATCTTAGCAATGGTGCATCCGTGGTCGCTTACAACCTGATTCATCGCAACGTACAAAGCGTAATCGTTGTAATAAGGTTTCTCCTCTGTTGCAAGTCCGAGACCGGTCATAGCATTGATCCATGTCTGCATATCCCAGGTTACTGGTGGATTCATACCGTTTACAATCTCAGAAGCCTCCTTCTTGGTAAGATAGTTCTTCCACCTGATAGCGCAAAGCTTATCAAGATACTCTTGTGCCAACTCTGGGTGCTTGGATGCCATATCCTTCATCATGCAACGCATCGTATTACCGAATACGTGCATATACTTTACGTTTGCTGATGATGCCATCATCCCATACAGCTCATCAAACTTACTCATAATCTCTTTTGCTTCCATATTATTTTATTTTTATGATTATTATTCTGATGTTATCAGACTTCTCAACTCTTCAAAATCATTTTTGGTAAAGCTGATACTCTTTTTGCTGCCAAAGAGGATAGTCGTTATGATGTTGTCGGGCAAATCAATAACCAAAGCACCGCCGTCAATGCGACCTTTAATAACTCCGAGATCAAACTCATAGTTGCTTATATTCTCCAACATCTGCATGAGGTCTGAGAATATGGTATCAGCATCAATGTTTCCGTCCTCATCGGCGATGAATAGGGTAGCGTTATCAATACTCTTGCCCCAACTATCTTTGTTCTTTGCGATGATGTTGTGCGAAGCTCGCTTCATGTACACGGAAGGAATAGCTAATGCAGGGTTTACCTTCACCATATCGCTAATTCTTGCGTCTGCCCACAAATCCAAAGATGTAAGCAGCTTTTCTTTCAGTTCAGTTACATTCATTTCTTAGTTTCTCCTTTATGTGTTTTATTGTACCAAACAAGATATTCTTGCCAAGTCTTATCACTATGGTTAGTCATATAGTCGTTGAGCATTGCTGATTTTTGTTCCTCGGCTTGCGCTACTTCTTTTCTCAAACGCTGCATCAAAGATAGATGTTTCTTCAATGCCTCCTGTCCTTGCTGAGTGCTTTCGATGCGAGGACGTATGATGCGCAATTCCTCGTCTTGCACTAACTTAGACACATACTGCAAGCTATTGACGTATTCTTGATTTTGCATCAAGTACTGACGTTGTGCACCTGTAAGATTGTCCTCAATCTTATCAATCTCATCCCAAAGTGGGGTGGCGGATTGCTGCGCTTGCATATTGATAGATGCTCGCTTCTGTTGTATAGCCTCATACACCTTTTGCAGTTCGGCATCCATCGTTGGCGGCTGTTGCTGATTTGTACCCATATCCAATAATGGGCTGTTCCCGAAATTCATCATAATCAATATCTTTAAAGTTGGTGATATATTATAGAGAGGTGAGATGGCATCCACCAACGAGGGCAAACACCCCTCACCAACTCATTTTTTCTTAGTCCGTCTAACCGACTTCCTTACTGCTCTGTTACGCTCCTGTAGTGGGAGTGGAAGCTGCTGCACATCCGCAAATGCTTGCAGATGGGAGAACTGTAACTGTAGGAGTGCTCTGGAGTCCGAGGACACCATCAATCTTGCGGCAACACTTCTCGTTAACGTAAGCCATCATCAGCTTCTCCTTGTAAGGAGTGAGGGCTTCCATAACGGCTACCTTCTTGTCAAGGTCGCTATACTTAGCCTGTAGTGCGTCATACTGGTCTCTCTGATTCTTGTACAGACCGAAGTCCGCATCAATCTGAGACTTGTAAAGACCGAACTCAGCCTGCATTGCACGGCGGTTCTCAGCGTTGATAGCATCGTTAGCACCCTTATACATAGAGAACTTCTCTGCGATGTCAGTCTCACGCATAGCATAGAACTTGTTAGCGGTGTCGAGCTTCATACCGAACATGTAGGTAAGCAACTTTACCTCATCATCGCATTCCTTCTCCATTACCTGCAAGGCGGTTGGCTGATTTGAGCTTGAGTTAGCTCCGTAAGTGTTGATGTTCACGTTCTCGGGCATATTGCCGCCACCGAGAGAACCGAATACACCACGACCATTGCCGTTAAGCAAAGCTAAAGCCAAGCCACCGATGCCAATTCCGAGGGCTGTTCCTGCCAAACCCTTGCTGGCATACTCCTTCTTACCATCTTCGTAGATTTTCTTCTCTACTACTTTTGCATCTGTCATTTCCATAATACAATCTTTTGAAATCCTTAATATTAACTAACACTATGTAATCGATTACGGATACAAAGGTACGAAGAATAGGGAAGAGCAAATATAACTCTATCACACTTTCTTTTAGTGGTTGATTATCAGAGATTTAAGGTGATAGCGGGTAATGTCATTTTAAACGAATATATATTTTTGAAGAAATATTGTATATAATTTCCTCGAAATATTGTATTTTAAAAAGCATCGAAATTTGGAATTAAAACAAAAATCACCTATACCACACTAATAGTATAATCGTTATGTATAATTTAAGGAAAAAAGTGCGTATATTTTTCTGGGAAATATGTGTGTTTTTGTCTATTATATTGTACCAAATAAAAAAGAGAGGCAATCACTTACCTCTCTTACTCTTAATGAAGTGCAGTATATCCCACTTCTTCCAATATCGGGTGTGACCTCGCTTCTTGCACTCGCCATTGGGCAAATCGCCCCTAGCCACCATTCTGTTAAGGGTAGCATCAGAAACGTGAAGCTTCTCCTTGACTTCCTCGGTAGATAGCATCGGATTGAGCATATCGGGGATGATGTCACATAATCTATCCAAATCATCATCGCTCATTCCGCAAGCGGTGACCTTCTCTCCATTTCTCTGTTGCTCGTCTGCTTTAAAGCAAGCATCACTCAACGACTTAAAAGCCGTGCCGAGCAACTTATAATTCAATATCTTTCCCATTATGCACAGATTTTACGTCCTAACTTACTTCGACTTATAAACAAATCCACAAAAGAGTACAGATAGAATATTGCCGTTACTACCATGATAGTGAAGCAGGAATCTATCATATCTTTGGTGGTATACCAGCTCCATTCAACAATGTGAGCCGCATTGATGCTTGCAAAGTAGAAGAAGGGAATGCGGTATCTCCAGCACAAGAAGAAAAATCGGCTTGCCAGTATAAGAACCATAGGTAGAATGTATACCATAAAATATATGTAGAGATAGCAAGGCGTATTTTCTGCGTATGGGATGAACATGTCTCGTGGATGCTGCGAGAAATCCCACATTCCATAAGCGTGGAATAACATAAGCGTAATCGGAACGTACTTGCAGAACCATCGGAAGAACTTCAAAATCCTCCTTGAATACCTGTTACAATGCTTCATCAGTAAATCCATCACCTCACTGATGTCCTTGTCTTGCAACCACCTTAATAGGTTGTCTTCGTCTTCTTTAGTCATAATCTCTTTTTTTTAGGTTGATTTAAATTAAATTAAATTATTGTGCAAAGATACACTTTTTTGCGCAAAATCAACGAAAATGAGAATATTTTTGTGTTAAACTTCATAAAAAAGTAATAATCTGAAAGTTTTGTTACCGATTTTTTGTTACCAAAATTGAAGAAAATGGTAACAGAAACATTGCGCTTTCAGTTTATTTTCGTAACTTTGCAGCAGAAATCAAAATATTAAGATTATGAAAAAATTAGAACCATACGAAAATCAAATGATGTACCTGGTAGGTGGCAGTAGGTTGCCATCAACTCCTGGAGAGCGAGAGTTGGAGCACAAGTGTAATCCGCACCCTAACGACTGGATAGATGGTATCTATGATTTCAACAAACTTCCTTTCGCTGTTAGAATGCAGAAAGGTCTTGTAACGCAAGCAGAGGAGGAACGAAGGAAAGGTAGATATGGCTATCTTAGTGATTTAATTCCATCTTTCGGTGGCTCTGATGCTCCATATTTCGCTGACATGATAACAGAGCCTATCGAAAAATTCGATGCAACACACTTCCCTGACGGACGAGAAAAGAATAAGGCGGTCACCATGTGAAGAACCGCCTTATCTGTTCCTATCCTTCTAGTAAATCAACAATCTGACCATAACCACCTACAGCCATCACAGGACAGAGTATCTTCTTGATAAGAATAATATCCTCGGCTTCGAGGTCCACGTTTTCGGCATCCTTGCCTATCTTGCAGGCTACCCGATAAGCACGTAGCTTTTCTTCGCCCGATAGCTGAATACTCTGATTGTCTATCACCTCGAAGAGCACCTTACCTACAATATCGCCCATAATTTGTGGCTTGTAGGTTTCCTCTCCGTTCTCGTTCTTTACTGGTGATACTATCACCTCACCCTTCCAATTCTTGAAAGGTACATTAAAATTCTTTTTCATATTAATTTTTGCTTTTATGATTATCTATCCGACCAATTCAAGTCATTTACTCCGCTCCAGAAGATACCACGACCGAAATAGGTCTTATCCTCCTGGCTAGGAATAAGTAATTCTGGGTTTATATATACAAGATTTATTGTTTCTCCACCATGAAGTTGATGCCATCCACCGACATCACAGAAATATATTCCATTATTACTGTCATTGGCATTTATTGCCATCCAACGCTTACCTGTTCCTCCAGGTACAAACTCGTAATAATATGTAGCAATTGCTCTAAGAGGACTGAATACTACTATATCAATAGGACATCCGGACAAATTTTCATTAGGACTATACAATGGAATTTTGTATACGGTTTTATTGTCATAAGAAACACGCTCTAGAGGCACAGGTATTCTTTCGCTATCGTATCCGTCAGGATAAACTTGCATAACATCCCCAGATACTACTGCCAATGTACTCTGTCGATGCCCAAAGGCTGAACGACACCATACATTACTAGCATAGAAACGCCAACCCCTTTTCGCCGCAGAATTATATCCTTGATTATAAATATCTGCATCAAATGTTATACGGCCAGAACCATCAAAATATATTGAACCAGCGATTTTATTTCCATCAGAACTAACAGCAGTCAATCTGTAAAAAGAGCCTGTCACACTCTTCAGTTCTCCTGCGAATATACCCTTATACGCATATATATAACCATCTTTCGTTACTCTGAATGGCGCATCCTTTGCCAATGCTGCACCAAGCCAAAGCGGACACTTATCACTACCTACTACAGCATCGGCTTTATCGAAGTTACCAAAATGGCCTATGATACTTGCACCTTCCGAACTCCTTGCATAAACATGGTTCACATTGATAGTCTCTGCATTAATAAGGCTAGCATTGAGCTTGCCATCTTCGGCAAAGAGAGTAGCTTTATCTTTATTGTATATAGTTACCTTATCGCCCTTAATAGCAACTTGATTTCCGCTAATAACAATACCAGCCGCAGCCAAATCCTTAACCAACTGAGAAAAGTCTGCAAGCTGACCGATACTCATCTCCTTGTTGGTAATGAGCGTAACTTTCTCCCTGAATACCTCTTCATTGTCAGTACGTGCCTTGCGGTTGACACGCTGCGAGGCAAAAAGATGTACTACCTTTTTCATAGGCTATTATCCTCCTTTTAATGAGTGCTGATATAATTGTCTATAACATCCGTAGCTACAGCCTTCGCCTTCGTGCGCCATGATTGCATAGCTTCATACTCTGCTTCATGCTCCTTATCATCGGCATCAAGCTTCTTGCCATCCGCAATTTTGGCAAGATTGGCGAAATGGTTGTTGATGATAGCTTGCATCTTGTCGGTCGGATAAGCGGATGAGACGATTGCATCAACTATCTTACCTCGCTCCAAAGGCTGCTCAATACGGACAACGTGTGCGGCATAAGCCATTCGGGTAGTTTTTTTGCCTTCGCTGCTACCCATATTATTTTCCAACTCAACCTGCTCAACATCGAAATTGATGCGAATAAAATTACCCTCATACTCAATCAGACTAGGTGAGTAATCAAATGTAGACTTTCTAATTTCCATGATAATATCCTTTCTTTTTAAATATTATACTTTTATGCTTTTGTTCCTACAATTCTGAAATCAGGGTTTCCACTCTGATTCATTCTACGCAACTTTCCCAGGAACGGGAATTTATCATTGTCTGAGCACCATTTCAACTGCTCTACGAGTTTCTTGTTGTTAGTGAAGAACTTAAACTTCTGTCCGTTCTCCTCAACGCTGACAACATTGCTCTTCCCCGATTTATGAACCTTGCTGTTTACGTCAAATTCAACATCAAGGAAAACGATAGGTCTCTCGGAAAAGTAGCTTGCGCTCATCCTCTGACCTTCAAACATTCTCTTGCCGTTGGCATCTCTGTCCTCAATCTGCGGCATCTTAAAATCATCAAAACTATTCATTTTTGTTATCATTTTCCAAAGATTAAAACCATCGCAGTGCATCAACCAACCCTTGTAGCTCATAGCTACTTGGTATCTCCTCATAGGATTTTTAAGGTTGTGCATCTTCTTTTTGAATTTCTCTTTCATGCGCTTTCTTAACATTGTATGGTTGAAGTAGAAACGGTATCCTACGAAATCAAGGAAATGCGTATCATCAATTATCTGCATTCCGATATTATCGTGCAACTGCTGGTGCATCACTTTATTAGCATATTCCAATATGAAGTTGATGGCTTTCCATACTTCCTTCTTGTTTTTACCCAATATAATGACATCATCACAATATATTTCTACCTTAACATCAAATTTCCTACATACTAATCTACATAAGATACTCATGTAGAAATTGGTAAGGGTCTGAATAGGATATAGACCAATACCTAGACCTTTCGGTAAGGCAAAGATAACTTCATGCAAAAGCCTTCTAACGCCTTTATCAGTAAAGAAATCACACAGAGATTTGTATATCTCCTGCTGGTCTACGTTCTCATAGAATTTAACGAAGTCAAGTTTGCAATAGTACAATCTTCCACATGACTTATTCTCGTCTATCCATCGTTCTGTTCTGCGCTTCGCATAAATCATTCCTCTGCCTTTTACACTTGCCCCACTCTCTATATAGAGAGCTCTTATAAGGTGCGGCATCAGAACTTGCATCAAGGCATGCTGCTCAACGTGGTCTGGGAAGTACGGAAGCTTATGGAGCTTTCTTACCTTACCGCAAGGGCATCGTCTCATACAATCGTGCCCTTCGCTGGTCTTGTAAGTTCCATCTATAAGACTTCTCTGTAATCTCAAAAGATTACCATTATAGTCTTTATCGAATATCACAACTCCCTTCTTGCCTTCCTTACCCTTGCGTGATTTCCTTACCGCAATATTGAGGTTAGTCATATCACTGACAAGCTCTACTCTGACCTTTCTATGCTTCTTGCGAAGTTTAGCCTTTCGCTTATACGCCAGCTCTTGTGTGTCCGTCATTTCTATATCAACCAATATTTCAAAAATCGCTTTCCTTATCAATAGGCTTTCTACACTATCGGCTCACTGGCTTTCGGCACATACGTACAACTGTATCACTTACTTGCGAGAGGGGACTCTGTTGCAAGTAGGACATACCCAACTACTCATACCCAACGCCTTTAATCTTTGCTCTGTCGGGATAAATATCCTTCCATTGAGACAGGTTCAATCATGTGCTCTCTCGTCCAAACTATCTCGTAGCTTTACGACTTGCGAGGAACAGTGAAAATTATATCGTCATTCTAATAATAGAAATCTTGTGTAGTAATTCAAGCGAGCGCCGATGTTCGTCCTCGAGTTCGAGAAACCGTTGTTCGAGTTCGCATACGAAAGACCGCATTGCGACCTGTTGTTAGCGTTACCCCCAACGTTCAGCAGCTCCATGATGTATCACCTTTTCTTCACCCACTCCATGGTTGTAGAAAATCTTATCGCACGGAAATGGGTTGTTTATATTTTTGTGCTTCTGCGAATCCTATTATAAGGAGATTTCAACTTTGCAGTTTCAATCTTGCGTTTTACATTATTTTTATTAATTCTCTATTTCTGTCTAGCTCACTGGCAGATGTGCAGCCAACGCTAGGCGTTGTCTCACATCGCCATGAGCTCCGAACCGCTCACGATTGTCGGGTTTCCGTAGAAAGCCAAGCGAGCGCCGATGCTCGGCCACGAGAGCGAGAAACCGTCGTTCGAGGACGCAGACGAAAGACCGCATCGCGACCCGGCGTTAGCGTAACCCCCAACGTACAGCAGCTCGCCATTTATCGAAGCCCAGAATCCATCGCAGTAGTACGTGCTATCACCGCCTCCTACTGCTTGCGGAAACGCATCCCAATATGCACCCAGTGTCTTTCGTGTAATAAACTCTCCATTAGCTGATGACGGAATGGTAAATTTTCGCCCATTTTCCGTATTACTTACCTGATTACCGCTATAGACAACAGCGTATCTGGTATCTCCATCCATGTAGAAACGTATTCCTGGACGGAACTCCCAAAGCTTACCCCATAAATCCTCAAAGCCAAATAATTTGACAGGGTATTGATTACCGAGAGTAGCATCGTTATAGAGCACCTTACCGCTACCATCACCGAGAGATATACACTTACCCATCGGTACATCACGACATGCTTCCCACGATGAGCTTTGGAATCCCGAACCTATAACGGCTGAGCTATTGAGATTGCCAAAACTTACCTGATACAGTGCTTCTATAAGGCATTGAAATCCGTAGTTAGCAAGACCGAATTTAGAACCAAGCTTTTGTGCGCAAGACCAAAAGCTACTCATAGTCCTAGAATGCGATGGCGAAACGTTTGGTATGGAATGTCCTACACTATTACCATCTACATACATTTCGTAAGCACCTACCCAATTAGGAGAATCGAAGGTTTTGCCACCTGAGATAGGGAATAGACCACCGAATTGCAAAGTCTTATTATCAGCCTTGAAATGGCAATCGGGAAGATGAACCATCGTCTCATACTTAGAGGCATCATCCACCTGTGTTCCGTCAGCAAAGAACTCCCAGTTACTAGGGTTTAGCTTTGCAGCATACACCTTACCGTTAACTACCTTCATCATATATCCACCCATCGCTCTCTGATACATGCTAGCCATAAATGGTGTAGGTAAATCAAACTTCGGATTTGAAGACTGCTCCAAAGTGATTGTAGGGTAGAAGATATTATTACCCATCATCTTCTGAAGGTCACCGAGGCTTAATCTACGAAGAGCACCATCGGCAACAATCAGAAAGGTCTGGTCGGCATTCATTGCCGACACGACTTGTTTCTCTGTTAATTTTACACCCATATATATTATATTTTAAATGTTACTAATCTATCAACGGATTGCCATTCTCATCAAGCAAGTAATTGTCACCTTCGTCAAGGAGATAGTCGTTGGCAGGTCTCTGTCCGTATTCTATCTGTTCTTCAAGATAATCGCTCTCAACATCGCCAAGACCAGATTCCTTGATTGAGAAGTAGCATGAATCTCCCTCTTGCCAAGACTTACTTGTGACGATATTACCGTTAGTTGCTTCGGTATGCCATTGCAATTCTACGATGCGGTTAGGGTATTCAACAACCCTTCCGTTGTACTCCAAAATAGCCTTGTTGCTTCTGTATATCTTACCCCATTCAATATCATTGCATACCATGAACTTAGGCTGATTGAAAGAAGGATAGAACCTAGAAGCGGAAAATTGGAACTGAGCAACAGCCTTGCCGTTTATTACCGCCTTGATGGTATAATTATTCTTCTCTACAAGTCTAAGGTCAAGCACAATCTCAGATGTGGAGATAGATATAATCTCGTTAGGGCTTGCAGCAGAAGAAGCAGACATCTTAGTCGTTCCTCGATACAGCTCAATAGAGAATCCGCTTGTAATTCTATCCTTAGACTTATATACATCAATCGGAATGTGACATTCATACTGATTGCCGTCAAAGCAAGCGTTTCTTGCTTCCGTAGATGCCGATATGATGTTATTAGCAACCTTATACTCGTAGAGAGCCAGCTTATCAAGGAATGGGTTATAGGATATATCGGTATCTTCCCGAATACCCATACCATAGGTATCTGCACCCTTATCTGCCGTATACAGAGTAATAGGGTCAGCGGTGATATGCAATATAGAATTCGTTCTATAATCATACAGGTCAGCTTCGAATTGCAACTGCTGCTTATCATTACTTGAAAGATTCCTCTTGATAGTAAGCGAACCACGATTAGATGTATTGCTTGTATCAATGCTATAATTACCGCTCCAAGAATTAATTTTAGATATGTTCTTCCATTCCGTGCCCGTAGAAACCTTCCATACCATATTGGCAAGAGACATATTCGACTGCTTGCTATCCCATGAATCATCCTTTGCCGTAGCATTGATACTCGGGTAGGCAATACACTCAAAGCCGCTCTGTGTTCTGTCTGGGAAGAATTTATCGCCAGCCATAGTCTGCATGAATGGAGACTTAGGCGATGCGCACACTACTGATACAGAAACGTCCAAAGGGGCGAATTTTCTATTCGCCTTATTACTAACTATTGGCATAAGCGTTCCTCCTAATCATCAAGTGTTAAATAAGCATCTGCTGACACCGATACACCGATGATATTTTTGTTTTCGTCAATCGTATCAGCATCCCTCACAACGAATCCATCACTGACGTTCTTTGCCCAAGTCATTGTCTCCGAGCGTTTATTCTCGATGTTACCATTGCTATCAGTATAGATAACGAAGGTGACATTGCCAGTTATACTCTTCGGCACTAGTCCTGTCTCGCAGTTGGTAACGATACATCTGAACGTCTGATTACTATCTTCATCAACCTGTCCTACCGAATTAAGGGCAATCTGATAAATATCAGAAATATCATCAATGCTGATACCTGTTCTATACACGGCAGCACCATCAACAACGAACTCAAGGACGAAGAGCTGATGACTATCTACATAGAGTTTGTCCGATTCTCCCGTCTTATCTCTGTGTATAGTGATACCGCTTTCCGGATTTGTGTAAGTTCCTGCAAGGTCTGTTCCGCTGCCACGATACAGATTAATAGAATAGGTAGAAACCTCTCCACCTGCGGAGTTGAATAACCAAGGTCTGAGGGTAGCTTCTGTCTGTCCCTTGCTTAACACAGTAGTATCAGCAGAAACACCTCCGAAATAAGATGAGCCGCCCAACATAGATACCAATATATCAATGCTTTTCTGCATTGGATATATGCTAGCTCCCAATACGGCATCACCCGAATAGGTAAGAGTATCGGAATCTTGATTGACCTTAGATGCGAGGTCTCCGATAATAGAGAGAGAACCATTAGCATGATTTAGTTTGAATCTATTATCAACAGTCGAGGTCTCCCATCCAGTACCGCTAGAGCTGAATCCTAAATTTTTTCCGTTGTAAGCCCATGCGTGATTTGTCAGTGTTACGTTGTTTTTACGTGCAGAGCCAACAGATGGAGTAATGATAGGATGCGTTCCGCTCTCGCTCCATTTTGGCGATACGGTAAACGTATCAGGGTTCAATCCCTGAAAGAGCGGTACGCCATTTGTTTGCAGACTGAGGGATAATGTGTCACCCTTCAATGTTCGTCTGACTGCTGCGGTTGCCGAAAGATGAATTTCTTTTCCCATATTTTTAATCTCCTATTTTTTAAACTTTAATATATTCTTGATGAATTTTTCCTGTTGTGGTCGTTGCTGTGAATACAAATTTCGCAGTATCACCCTTGCCCAAATCGTCTTCTGTTCCATCATTAGACCAGACAATATCTATTGAGCCATTGAAGTTCTTAACCTTATCCTTAGTCGCCCAAGCAGCATCATCTACAGAATCATTGGTCTTGCGTGTCACCTTCCATGACGCTACTCCGTTTGATACATCCTTATCACCAAGCATTAGCTTGCAAGTAATGTTGTGTGTCTCGCCTATAGAGATACCGCTGTAAACAATATCGGTATATAGGATAACTTGCGGCTTGTATATATTCGTAGTCGCCTTCCAATAAGGTGAATCCTCAGACGGTTCATCGGTCGTGGTCTGTCCTTCTGGAGAGATACAGAGCCATCTTGTGCCAAGCCATGTAACCTCATCATAGTAGCTGTATTCCGTACCTTCCTTCCAATCACCACGATAGACGGGAATCCAAATCTTCTCTCCGTCAACTGTGGTTATGTGGTAGTACTTTGACACGATGTTGATGCCGTTGAATCCTACATCGAAGATGGATTTACCTTTGAGGGAGTAGGAGTTGATACCTCGGTACATGGTGAACGTAGGTGCGGAATCTCCTTCGGTCTCCATCATCAGAAGGTGCTGTCGGCTTCTGTCGCTTCTGTTACCCATGAGGACGATGGTATCTCCTACAGCAGGGTTATCCGAGCCTTCCATGCAGTTGTCCTTCGCAATCTGAATCCAAGCGAACTTCTTTCCGTCATAGAGTTCGTGACCTTCTGAATCGGTGATTGCCTCGTTCTCGGCTGATACCTTTGTGACAAGTCTCCAGTAATCTTTGTTGCTGACGTTCTCATAGACACCAGCCTTGATGTTGAACGTCTTGCACCTAACTTGGTCATCCACCTTGAATGAGTTGATAGTGGCGGTCGTTCCATCATCAGCGAGGAGATAGCACTTCCATCCAATCATTTCATTCGTTGTCTCGCTGAAAACTTCCTTGATGTAGCTTATCTTACCAGCAGCAGGTGAGAGGACGATATTACCACCAACGTAGCTAAGTTCTCGGATGAGCAATGTATTGAAAATCGCCTTTCCCCATACTATCAAGTCCGTGAGCAACATTTGAAACTTACCATCGCTTCTCTGCTTGATTGCAAATCCTCTCTGCTCTGCTTCGTTAAAGTCGAGTGATTTCAATAGATTCACCAACACATTAGATAGGATAGCGTTGCCACTTCCGTCTATGCTAAAGTCGTTTCCGTTGCCAAAGAACAATCCTTGCACGAACTTCTGCACCTTCTCCCAGGTGACTGTACCTTTTGCGATGTCATCGTTTATCTTTGAGATGAAGTGCTTGCTTCCCTCTGTCGCAATCTGGCCCTTGACTTGTGTAGTTGTCAAGCCTGCACCTGTTCCGCCATTTCCACTTTGGAGCGACGATATCTGCTGTTGGATCTTCTGGATAGTTCCAACCTCCTTATCCTCGCGAAGAGTTATATCGTAGGTAGGAATCTTACCATCTTCTTCCTTGATTGTGAGCTGATCTATGGATATTACACCGCCAATTCTGAGGTCAGTATCCTCAAACTCCATCAAGTCTCCGGCTTTGAGCGTATCATGAAGACTCTTGATACCTCCTGTAGTATCATTTTCAGCAAGATCATGCTGTCTTGCCATGAAAATCTCATCAACCTTAGGCTGATAGACGTACCTTGTGTAGTCGTTCTTGTCAATGAATGCTATGGCATATTTAAGGAGCTTCAGAGACGCAGCATTGACATACGAATCAGGAAGTGTGATGCCGGTAAGAACGAAATGGTCTCCTTTCTTGATAGGGTAGTCCTTGTATGGAAACCAAAGCTCAAGAGCGTCGTCCTTGATTCGCTCGATAGTGAGCCTCCATCTCCCATCGACCTTGGTTGAGGATGCTACCTTGAACGTTCGACCACCACACATACCATCCTTCATCGAGATGGAGAAGTCGTCATCCTTTAAGTCGTTGATATCAAAGTCGATAGCCTTTTTAAGATAGATATCAACATTCTTTACGGTTTCATTATCGCCAAATCTTCCGTCATCATCAGGAGCCACACCCTCATCAATCTCATCAACACGTACGCCACCGATAACCATTTCTTCGATGGTAGGGTAGATTTCTACGACTCCATTCGTCTTATCATCGGTATCGAAGAACTGCGATGCCGAACGAAGACCAATCTGATCGATGTTGATGGAATCGATGTATGGCCTATGCGGGTCAGTAGAGAATCTGTGTTGTTTTCCGGTAGGGTTCACGTACTTCTTCTCCTCATCCGTGAGTGAATCATAGAAGTCACTCAGCGATACATGGGGAAATCCAGGCAGCATAAGCCTGTTGATTGACATATTGTTCGGGAGATTCTCTGCATATTCCTTCATGGACGAAGGAACATTTTTATTGTTGAGGCCGGATGTGATATACATCTTCGTGTTTCCTGCCTTAACCTGAGCGATGAAAGTGTTAAGGTTTTCCCTTGACTCTTCATCACCGCTATCTACCTGCGTTCCCTTGTATTCCGAATAGAATCTACACTTATTGGTATTGTATTTCTTTGTTACATAACCGGTAATCTCAGTCTTGAAATCAAATGTAACCTTAAGTACCCAACCGGAAGACTGCTCGCCAGTTTCTCCAGAAACAATATACTTTCTCGGATTCTTGAAATACGTCTCGATATAATCGATATCCAGTTCAAGCTCAACATTTGTGCTAGCTGTAACCACTTTCGTGATATTCGCCACGTACTTGACACCGAGGTCCGCATAGTAATGAGAAGGAAGGTTCTTCTCGGAACCATAGGCTCTTAGTCTTGTAACGACACTCTGGTCGGAATCAGCGTTCTGAACAATCTCATAGAGTCCATTGCCGAGTCCGTACTTAAAGATATGGTTTGCCTGTATTCCGGTAGTACCGACATAGATGTTTCTTCCTCTGACTATGAAGTTTATGTCCCACTTCTCGTTCACAAGCGCAAGGGCCTGCCAACAGGTCTGTGAATCCACTGTGATAGACATCGATTCGATGACGTTATCTCTTGTTCCTTCGCCGTACATTGACAGCCAGTCGCTCGCGAGGCATCCACGCTGCACGGAACGTTCCATGTTTCTAGAGTAAATCTTCCAAAGACCTGCACCAATCTGCTCATCGAGGTTCGCCTGGATCCTGTCTAGTAGATCATCCAAAGTCTGTACATAGAATGGGAATTTCGGTAGGGCAGTGTAGTGAAGTTCATTATCATTCAATACCACATCGAGGAACTCTGCCCTGGCAAGCTCGTCCTGCAATGCGTTGAACTTTACGCTGTCATACACGAAGCCCTCACCGTAGGTGTCAGGTCTTGCCTGCTTATCTTTGCCCGGCTCGTAGTTGAGCTCGAATCGCTCGCCACGATAGACAATATAGTCGCCTATCTGGAAGTTGATAGGCACTTCATGCTTGAAATTGATATTCACGAAGCACTCACCCATCCAAGAATCGGAGTATTCCAATCCATGAACGGTTATCTGCTCTTCGTTAACGTCTGTCAGCTTCGAGCCATCCTTATGATAAATATTCCAAGTGCTCATCTGTATGCTATACTAAATTTGAAATATTGCCCTGTGTATCCTTAATCGGCTTAATATCAGTAACAGGGTCGTTAAACTTGAAAGTAATAGAGAGGACTAGCAAGTCCTCGTTATCCGGATCCCTATATAGGTTTGGATCAATATCCTTAAGTCTTACATGCTGTCTTCCGATTCTATTGAAGTCGCAATACATCTTCATCATGCCTGACTTGCGGATGTAATCAATAAAAGCCTTACATTTCTCGTTAGCGCCGAAAGCCTCGCCGTGGAACATAAACTTAACCTTATTCTCGTATGCTGCCATATAAAGTCCATCCTTTCCGATATATTCGTCATCACCATGCTCATCGTGCCACTCCCTTTTCGGTGGTTCCTTGACAGAATCACAAGGCTTGAACGGACTCTCGCTGACGTACATACCGAAGTCGGCGATGGAGTCCTTCACCTCGTTCCCATCGCCTTCCTTCTGCATGTATATCCTGAAATAATCTTTCATACCTTAATTCAACTTTTTATAATTGCAAATATACAAAAAATAGAATAAATATACAAGAAATATCCGATTAAAAATGCATAAATATACAAAAGAGGGCGCAGATATAGATCTGCGCCCCCGATTATTACTTCATCTTTAAAGATTTTGTTCCGTTGAGAACTCTGTTGAAGTTGTCGTTGTACTCCACGAATATGCGTTCAATCCTCTCGGCTGCATCAGCATTGCGAAGAGTATTCTGAGCAATCACATTGAGCTGCGTCAGTTGTGACTTCGCAATCTCACTCATCTCCGGATAGTACTTTGCCTGCTCGGCTCTCATTACTGCACAATCAGCCCTGATTTCATTGAGGTAACTGGCGATAAGGTCACCAGTCTCTTCAGTGATACTCTTAATGGAATTTCTAGAAGAAGAACTGCTATTATCTGACCATCCGTAAGTTTTCTTAAGGTAATCTCTCGTTGCCTCGATTTGCTTTGAGAGCTCATCTGTACTGTTCTTTACGTCGGCATACTCGGCTCCTGTGTATTCTGAAATTACATTTCCGTTGGAATCCTTAATCTTGTCACCATTATCTGCGTACCCCTGAGTCTTCTTCAAAAGAGCCTTAATCTTGTCTCCATATTTATTCTCAATCATTGAATTCAAGATGGTCTTCTTCAGATTTTCCTCGAAATGGTCAACGAGATTGTCTGACGTGTTTGCCATCGTAGCCATAGCATCTCCCCAAGAAGACACTAGGTCGGAGAACTTGTTGCCGGTAAGCTTCTCTGTAAGAGACTCAATCATATCATCAGCCTTCTCTCCGTACTGAATGAGCTTTTCCAGGTAATCCCTGAACTCAGAGTCCATACTAGCCCAAAGACCGGTATAATCCTTTTTTATCTTTGAAAGAGTATCGGCGTCCATATTGAGCATATCCTCCATTCCATTGAACTGAACTCCGTACTTTGAAGAAATTTCTCCTGCTACATCACGCCAATTCTGACCATTGTACTTGTACGAACCCTTCCACATTCGATACCAAATAGAATGAGATCCGGCAGAAGCACCAGAATTGAGCCTCTTCTGGGCGATAACCTTGGTCTGCTCAATCTCCGCCTTAAGCATTTCCTGAGCTTCCTTGGATGCCTCTGTAGCCTCTGTACCCCAATGAATGTTCATGTACTCAGTCTTCTTGGAGATGAGAGAATCCCAAATTGAGGTCAGGTTGTCGTACTCAGCCTTCGCCTTGTTGTAGCTGCTGTAGTCTGCACCGAACGCCTTGATGAGCGAGCCGCCAATGCTCAACGCTGCGGAAGCGGCTGCTGCGTATGGACCAGCACCTTTGAGGAACCCGAGACCCTCCATTTTGCCGAGGGTATCAAAAGCCCCGGCTGTACTTGCTGCCGAAGAGAATGCGCCTGATGCTCCACCTACAATTTGACCAAGGATTGAATCCTCTTCACCCATAGCCTTGAACAGATTGATTACCGGGGCAAGAACCGTATTGAGCGCCTGCATCTTTGTCGCAAGTTCAGAGATGGCCTTAGACGAGTCGGCGTATGCTGACTGCTGATCATTCTTCAGACTCGCCTTGGTTCTTACGCCGCCAGCTATTCCAAGTCTCGAAGCATCCTCCTTGCTGATGAATATCTTCGCAGTATCGTCCATACCGCCAAGACGCTCATTTATGAACTTTCCGATAGCCTTACCGCGATTCACCCCTCCGAAGATGAAGCCGAACGGGTTTCTGCTAATCTGCTCATTTCTGAGCTTATCCAAAGCGTCCCTCAACTGTTTGATAGATTCTACAGACAAACCGGTAGTCATTGAGAACTGGTCAATCTTCTCAATCATTGAGTCTATTGTAGCGGAAGCCACCCTGTCGAGGTCATCAAAGATGGAAAACCAATCAGATTCCTGTTTAAACTGCTCGAACTGAAGCTTTGCCACATTCTCATCGTGAGTCTTTGTGGCTCCGGCCTTGGCTCTGTCTCTCATCTGTGGGTCTTCGATGCCCTTGATGAGTTCAAGCTGTCTCTCGTATTTACGGTTTTCATCCTCAATCTGTTGGGCGATGGTTGCATTCTTTTCAATAAGACTAGTCATCAGGTCGATGGTCTCCTTCTTGATCTTGTTGTTCTCATCTTCCAGTTTCTTGCGGATATCGTAAACACGAGTCTCATCGCCATATTTATCCTTGACATTTTCAAGACTCATTCCCTTAACCTCGTCCGTAGTCAAGTTAAGGCCGGACTGAACGTTGTCGTGCTTTACCGCAATATCGAGCTGCTCCTCCAGGAACCTCTTGTATGTATCAAACTGGACAGTTCCTCCGAAAGCTATGTTTTCTGAACCCTTCTTGTTTCCTGTCAGCTCATATATCTTCTTGTATGTCTCATACTGCTCAGATATAGTATCAAGTTGCTTATTGAGTACATTCAGTTCGTCTCTGCGCTGGTCTTCGAGAAGTTTTCGGTTTTCAGTTTGAATGCCAGCCTTCTCGTTTGCAGCATAGTCCAATCTCTCCCTTGTTGAGGCCGGGAGAGTCTTCAAGAGTTCTTTAATAGAGGTCTCATAATTGGTGTAGTCGGAGATAGGGAATCTCTTTTTATCATTGAATATAGCCTCAAACTCTCCGTCATTAGCAAGCTGACCAAGAGCACCTTCTCCATAAAGCTCCTTAAACTTCTTGATTTCAGCATACATCTTCTTGTATAAGTCGATGCGCTTCCTCAAATCTTCAAGAGCCTTATCTGTCTGCGCGCCTGTTGACCTACGGCCACCGGTTTTCTTGTTTTTCTTCTTGTCGTCACCAGTAAACCATTCGCCCCAGTTATCATGATAAGCCTGCATCTTAAGTTCGTACTCCTTCTGCTTCTGTGTAAACTCATCGAGAGAAAGATTGCCCAGCGCAAGCATCTTCTTTCTGGTGTTGAGTTCCTTTTTTGCAGAAGTAATGTCCGACTCTGCGTTGCTCTTTGCTTTATCGTAGTCGTATCCGGCATCCTTTCCCCAGCTCTTGACGTACTTGTTCTTCTCATGGTAGTCGTAACCACTACCCTTGAGATTCTTTTCGAGCTGCTGAGTGAGATCCGAGTCATCGTTCCTGAATACGAGATGAATGACAGCCTCGAATCTATCAGCCGCAAGCATTCGCTTCAATGCGTCTGATGCAAAAGGATAGTCTTTCTGAACCTGAGCCGCAGCATCCTTCATCATGTTTGAAACCTGTACCTTCTCTGCATCTGTCAATTCCTGGTTGTTGCGAATCTTGTCACCAATCCAGGGAAACGAAGTGTTTACTGCGTTATCGAGAGCATCCTTGAATTTGTTCTCGTAGAAGCCAGTTTCAACACCCATCGCATTAAGAACGTCAGCACGGAACTGATCAGAAACATCCTGGTTCCATCCCTGCTTTGCAAAGAATGACGAAAGAATCTGGTTAGCCTTACCCTGCAACTTCGGGCTGTTGCTAATATCTCCAAGCTCATCAATGAGATAATCGCGCATGGCTTTCACCTCATCCTTATACTTTTCCTCCCAGGAGTTGAAGCTAGCGAAGTCGGATTGGGTGGCATTAATCATATTCGCCTTTGCGGATGCTGAAGAGAATGCTTCTGCTATCTCCTTTGCAGAAGACAGTTTCTCGTCGAATCCCTTGTATGTACCCTCGTCCGAAAGAGATTTCTGAGTACTCTCCTCAACCTGCTTGAGAAGAATGAGCTGTTCTTTGAGATACTTAAGTCTGTCCTCATTCGATTTCTTTTCAAGAAGGCTCATAGTGAAAGCATTCTCCTTTTCTGGAGCAATCTCCTTAAGCTTTTCCTTATATGCGTCAATGAGGTTTTCTATCTCTTTCTCATCGCCGTCCTTAATGGCTTTATCTGCATCGTTATCGCGAAGGAACTCGCCAATCTGAGTGTACCTGTCTTTCAGTTCGTCAGCCGTAGTCTCCATATCCTGTTTCAACTGCTGATGCTTCTCCCAGTAGTATGCAAAGATTGCAGATCCGGCAGATATAGCTATTCCTGGAAGACCACCAAGAAAACCGATGATAGAACTGAATCCTGATTTCAATCCTCCGAGAAGCAAACCTCCTGCTGCTTCCCATTTGCTAGGGCTAGCCAATCCCTTCAGTACTCCACCAAGGGAGATTCTGTTTACCTGACCCTCCTGTTTGGTGAGAGCCATACCTTGCTTGTACATCTCCTTGGTTATCTGACCGGTAACATACAATCGCCTGAGCTCGGCTTTTGTTATCGCATTCGCCTTCGCGAGTGCCTGAATATCCTGAATCCGAATCTGATTTTTGTACTGAAGAATCTGTTTCTCTACAGGAGTTATTTTCTCTCCACGCAAAAGCTTAAGTTCTGCTTCTTTCGCAATATTTCCCTTAGAGTTCAGTATCCTCTTTCCTATGCCGCCTTCCAGGGTCTTAACTCCACGCATAAGGGCTGGACCTGCGAATGCCGCAACCATAGCAGGACCCAAGACGTGAATCTGCTGCACGAGATTGGTGACAACATCAAGAATACCCTTGAAAGTTCCACCTATAACATTCTTGCCATTAGCAAAGTCGGCAAGCATGATTTCCCAGGCATCCTTCAGTTTATTGTAGCGTCCGAGCAGAGTTTCACTCAGAACCTGCTGCATATTATAGAACTGACCACCTGCATCAGTCATCTGCCAGAAGATAGACTTCACATCATCAAAACTTACGTCTCTGCTTGATATACGAGTCTTAATCTCTGATGTAGAGACATTTCGACCCTCTTGCTTAGAGTAGAACTCAGATAACTTTTCAAGCAGAGGAATACCTGCATAAGCAATCTGGCGGAGTTCCTTACCATCGAGCCAGCCACGAGCCTGAACCTGACCAAATGCCAATGCGATACGGTCAAAGCTAACACCAAGACCGGAAGACATATCAGCAAGCCTCTTGGTTGTATCGTAAAGCTGGTCGTATTCTACGCCATACGCAGCCAACTGCTTAACATCTCGGTTCAATTCAGAGAATGTAAATGGCGAATTAAGAGCGAGTTCCTTAATCTGATTGAACATTGTATTCGCATTCTGCATATCGCCAAGGATTGACTGGAGAGCAATATGCTGCTTCTCCATCTCACCACCAGTAGTGATGATGCTCATAGCGAACTGCTGTGCGCCGAACACAAGACCTCCCTGCAAGAAAAGTGACTTCAAATCCTGCACGGTTGAATTCAGCTTTCCTGCATGACTGTTGGCTCTCTCGAAGCCGCGGACCAAATCAGACTGAACCTTTGCAGCCGTCTGAGCAATCTCCTGCTGACGCTTCTGCTCCAGCTCAATGCCTCTTTGAACCTCTCGGTTTACTGCTTTCTGATCTTGAAGGACTCTCGAAGCCAATGTGGTATCGTGGCCACTACCAATATTACCAAGCAAACCGAGGCTATCCTTCCAGTTTTCTGAATTAAGTCTTCCCTTAATATTTATAAGGGCTCTCATTAAAGAAAGAAGTCTGTTAATCTCGGCTTCAGCCTTGCTCACATCTGCACCGATAGAGATGCCCCTGCTGTATTCCGAGCGAAGCTGGCGAACCTTATTTCCGAGAGAATCATACCGACGCTCCGTGTTCTTCAAATCATTCTGGCGTTGCCTCTCTGCCTCTTTTGCCTCGCGTGCTGCGTCCTTTATAACCTTTGCATAAGTATTTGCTTTATCTATAGCATTAAGATACCCGGAACTCTTTACGACATCAGTTGCTGTGAGTCCTGTGATAGGATGAATACCTCTGTTATTCCTGATCTGTTCTAACTCAGTTCTGTATTTAGACAGCTCTGACAACGACTGACGTATGTTGTTCGTTGAATCGACTCCAAACATCTGTATGCCTTCACCATGGCGTTTGTTGATTTCGTCAATAATAGAAGATAACTTATAAAGTTCTCTCTCTGCCCTGTTTGCCTCAGTTGCAACGCTGTTAGGGAATATGTTGAATCCAGCACCTTCCTTAGACACCTCTCCGAGTATGCGACCTATTTTATACAACCCGTCCTGGACAGACTCCAACTGCTGGAGTTTTTTCGGACTAAAGAAATCTTCGCTTGAAAATACACCAATGTTACGACGTAATTCTTTAACGAAGTTGTTTAGCTTTTCAAAACTACGACCTCCCTTATCTCCAATACCTTTTGTTGCTTCGGATATTGCTTCCAAAGCATTCTGTGCCTGCTTACCAGTAGCATCAATCTTGTTTAATTCTTTGGTAATCTTTTTGGTTTCCTCTTCAATTCTCGATTTAAGAGTGAGCGAGAAACTGAGGTCTCCCATATTTCCACCTGCCATATCCTGAATATTTTAAAATTAGAGTTTATTGTTTAAGTAATCAGCAAGATTTATTTTCTCGCCGACAAGACTTCCTTCTTTCTTCTTTTTCTCCATCCACCTGTCGTAGAGGTCATCCATCTCCTTCTTGGTGTGCTTCTTCGGACCACCTTCCTTCTTCGTCTTAGGATAGACGACAAGAGGCTGGTCAGCAACCATAAGGTCAATCTGTGCCGATGAATAGCCCCACCAGTAGTCGTAGGCCGCGATAAAGTACTTGCGCTGAAAGAGGAAACCGAACTTCTCCGCTAGTGAGAAGGCTGCTCCCCAGCTGGTTCTGCTTGGATAGCTTCTACTTCGCTCCTCGTCATCGTCATCATCACGTCCGTAATCCCGGTCGCTAATATGGTAGCCAGTGAGAATGCGTTCGATGGAATTTTTTTTTTAGAAACATCGAGGACCCTCAGCACCTCGGCCACGTCCACATCCTTGATGTAGTAGAGCCAGCGCCAGTAGATCCAATACAGGAATCGAATCTTCCAGATGTTGTTGAGGAGAATGCAGACACAAATCTTGACGTTGCGTTTCCATTCATTCTTCTCCTTTGCCCTGATGTGGGAACACTTGCTCATGGTTCCCTTGCGAAGCCAACCGAGCTTGTGCTTCTTGCCACGGAACACGAACTCGGTAGGCTCGTCGTGCAGCACGCTGTCTAGCAACTCCTGCAAATCCACCGAAGGCTGCTCTATTTTCTTTTCTTCTGCCATGATTGTATGCTATTAAATGAAGTAGGGCGGCACGGCTGTTGATTAGCCTGCCGCCCTACGGTTTGTTATCCTGAATATAATTACCTAAAGAAGCTTTTTTCTCTTGATTAACCGCCAATGCCTGGTCCCACACCAACTGGAGCCTTAGTAAGCCAAGCGATGCTACGCTTACCTGCACCCTCGATAGAACCAGAGAACTTGAACGCGACAGGCTCAGTACCAGAGTTATCCCACTGCAAGGTAGCGTAGAGAGCGATGTTGGTGATAACCATGAGGTTTTCCTTCTCATCGTCAACGATAACGATAGTACCCTTGATCTTGAACTTCTTAGGCTCAACAGCGATACCTGTAAAGCCGGTAGAAGCGTCGAGGGTGGCGTCACCTGTACCCTTCAGTGTAACCTTGGTTAGCTCTGTGATTGCATCCTCGCCGAACATAATTTTCAGCAGGTCCTTTGCCTTTGATGGAACAACGAACTCTACATTGAAGTCGCCGAGCTCTGCTGTAGTTGCCCAGTCGCCTGCAAGACCGATAACCTTGTAGTGGTTGATGGTTGGGTCATCCATAGTCGCCTTCAGCGAGTCAACGGTAACCGGAAGCTCAACATCTGGGGTAATGTCAACTGTAGCCTTGTTCAAATCGGTAATAGCCTTTGAGTAGAGCAGAGTTTTAGGACCATTGAAAATGTCCTTCATCTTGTCAATAGTTGTCATAGCCATAATCTAAAATATTTTAAATTGTTATACCTGAATACTTATTTAGTACGTAACCTTCCTTGTATGATCGTCACGGAAAAACCTGCTCCGTCGTCTGTCTGTAGTGTTATACGAGGATTTGAAACAATGAGATTTTTTGTGGAGATTGGAAATCTGTCCATAATCTCCTGGACTTTCTCGTCAACGCTAGATACATCAAGTGTGTGCGGGTTGCTTGCCGAATTCTTATCGCGCACATACAATTCGATTTGAGCTATAGTGGTGAAATCATTGTAAACTCCACTTGAGTTCATCTCGTTATTGTAGATACTAGATGGAAAGTATACCACGATGTAGCTGTTGATTTTCGTATCAACTGCTTTTGGTCGGCTCCGGGAGTAGAGCTTGTCGCAAATCCCCTTCATTGCATTACCGACATCGAAATATAGAGTCTTAATACTAACCATATCTTACATCGATCTAAAGTATCTAACCAAATATTCTCTGAGAGAGGTAATTACGTCGTGACCTCTCTTTACCTCGACAAACTTAGCGTAATCCACGCCGGCAACTAGAAGCATCTGCCATGTAGCATCGTACTTTCCTTTGTTGTGTTCCCTTGAAACAAGTTCATCCCACGCAGCGTTCGGACCATATTCGCCACCTTCTCCATATTCACCCTTGAAAGGTCTCCGTCCGCTGTCTTTGAAGGAGAACGAACTGCGATAATACTTTTCGAGGTTGTATCTCTCTCCAGCAGCAAGGGTTACTCGGGTTGGCTCTGGACCAGGAGCATAATGAATTGACTGCAATGAGCCGTTGTAATATGTACCGATGGCGGTTGACTTGTACAAGTTACCGGTTACGTCATCATAGTTGCGAGACTTGTCGGCAGCCTTCATTGTCATTTCAGCCGCATGATCCATCTTCTGCTGCATCTTTTCTACAGCCATCTGACGAATTTTCTTCTCGACCTGTAAAAACTGACCTGATAAACTTGTCATAATCTAAACCCTTGTCAAATTCCAATATACAACAGTCCTGTTATTATCCGGCTCGCAGTCCTTAACCATACCTACCTCGGTGTTGTTGCCGACAGTGGAGTAGATGGTGTCGCCGTCAAGAGGACATCTGTCAGCATCCCATTCGTCATATCTGACAGGAATCGATGCCTTCCTCTTGTTCTGATCGACGTTCTTGTCTCCCTCTGTAGTGGTATCGGTATAGCTTCGGCCTTCGCCATAGTAGAGAATGATTTCCTTGTCCTCACCAACCGGAGCATCATCATCGGCAAACGGGTCATCAGGGTCGGCTTTTCCGACGACCTTCCTCACGATCTTGATGATGTGAGGATATCTTGGGTTTCTGATGTTTTCCTTTTCCATACGCCTTATTTGATGATGTGAGGGAGAGGTTCTCCCCAAGGAGAATAATTCGCCCTCTTTACTCCGTGGGAGGTCACCCGGAAGGTGGATTTCTTCTTGAGCATCGAATCAGGCTCCAGCTCCGCATAGATAGCGTTAGCCTCTGCCTTCATCTCGCTCCTGTCGTTGTCCGACATGTCATAGCCACCTCCCGAATGAGTCCATCCGTTATCGGAATCGGAGGTGTTGTTCACCTTGCTCGGACCAAGAATAAACCATTTCAGCATGTCGGCATAGGCAAGTCTAACCTTGTCCTTGTCGCAGGCTTCGAGGTCAATGCCATTTTCAAGCTCCCTGTCGTGCATGATGCCCAACAGAGCCTTCATCGGCATCTCGAACTTCACCTTATTAATAAGGTAGTCGTTCACAGTGTAAATGTTCATCTCCGAATCCATAGTCATACAATCTAGTTACGTTAATAGTTCCAAGACCGAAATTAATCAGTCTTGGTAATGTCCATAATGCAATGGTCTGGGAAGTCGATGAGAGCTGGGCAAGCAGAGAACATGATGTCTGTGTGCCACTCCATGTACTTACCGTTAGGAACTACTGAGTTCATGAGCAGACCGAGACCATCGTTAGTTGTACCGAACACGGTAGAGATAGCCTTGTTACCAGCATACTCAATCAACTTACGATCGAGACTGTCTGTGCGCTCGAACTCACAAGCATCACCGGCAGGACGGAGAACAACGATGTCGTCAGACCAACCCTGCTTGTACTCATCGGTTGTATGAGTAAGGTTGCGCTCCTTCTCGGTCACAATCTCGATAGGAGATACACCCTCGAAGTCAACGAATGCCTGGATGAACTGTTCCTTGCTGATAGGCATTGTCTTGGTAGAGGCAATGTAGTTCAGCTGGCGGTAATTGGTAACAAGCTCGCGAACCTCTGCGTTCTTCAAGAATACATTGTAGAATGTATTGCGAGTCATCTGCCACTTCAGAGCGCCGTCGAAACCGCCTCGGGTCTCACGATACTTAGCCTCCTTCTCCTTCATGTAGGTAAGGATGGTAGCAGCAGGGTCATTCCACTTCTTAGCACCACCATTGATGAAGTTGTCGCCATACTCGATAGGGTCGATAGCCTTGTGCAGTGGAGTGGAGATACCACGACCAATGCCGGAGTAGTCGATCTTACCGGTAGACATCAACTGAGCGGTCATAAAGTTCATTGTCGCATCAACAGAGTCGATACGGGTCTGAACCTCATCACACCAGTCTGCCAAGATATCGGCATCGTTACCGAACTCCTCAAACTGTTTGATGCGTGCATAACGCTCAACTGCGGTCTCAACATAACCAGGAGTGATGAAGTCAGGGATAGAAGCGGTGTACCACTTATGTCCGTTCTTGTCCATCTGGTTAGAATCACCGAGAGGAGCACGGAGGTCAGCCATAGGAGCTGCCTTCAACTTGCGCGCCTTGACGTTGAATGTTGCCAAGCCATAGTTGTCAGTAGATGTCAGGAACGAAGCGTTATGTCCCTGTGTCTTGTACCAGCCATAATTAGTAAAGAAGATGTCCTTTTTATCAAGGAAACTCTGCAAATATGCCGTATTCTCCTGAGAACCGAAGAACTTAGCAAGTCGCGAATTATTAAAATCAAATTTTGCCATAATCCTGAATCAATCTTTAAGGTTAATAATTAGAGATGGAACCATCCGTTAACGCGACTCTTGTTGAGAGCCTTGATTGCAGGAGGGATTGGAGACATCCTGTCGATGTACATAACGGTGTCGTCGTTAGCAAGGAATGGAGTAAGCAAGTAGCGAGAACCATCCTCGAAATCGTCACCAGGAGTGAACAGGAAGTCGTAGTCGCACTGAGCATAACCGTTAGGGTTGGTTACCATAGGCTTCTTGGCGTCGCCGGCAGCTGCTGCCTCAACGAGTATCGCATCCTTCGCTACAATACCGAGTGTTGCTGACAAAGTAAGCTTCCATACGTCTGCGCCAGCCTCGGTTGTCTTCTCAACACCAGTAACCGTAACTGCTGTGCCTGTTCCATCGAGAGCGTTAGGAGCTACCATGATATTGTCTCCAATGAACGGAATGTGCTTGTAGCCATCACGTACAATAAGGAGAGTTGTGTCAGTAGCGCCGGTCTTCTTTGCACACTGGTAAGACTTAAGAATCTTAACAGTAGCGCCTGCGTTGCCATAGATGCCAGGATCATACTCCAGGAAGTCACCGGCGTAAATCTTTGCAGGACCCTTGAAAGGGTTGAGCAGCTTACCACCAGTTGTAGGAGTACGGAAAGCATCCTTTACGGCGCCATTCAACTTGACGAATACATAGCGGATACCGCCGATTTCGCCACGAGCCTGGATGAGTGAACGACCTGGCAAGAAGCCGCTACCATTCATCCTTTCACTGTAATAAGGAGAAACTGTTCCCATAATCAATAAATAATTTTGTTATCCTGAATACTAATTGTTATTCGTCCTTTGGCTTGTGTCGAGATCTGATAGCTGCAACGTCATCGAACTCGTGTTCGTCTACGGTTCCGGTTCCTCCGGCTCCGCCACCTCCGCTTCTAGGCTTGGTGTCTGGATTGATACCAGCTTCCTTGAGGTCAGCATTGTAAAGAACCTCTGCCTTACCGACAAGATCCTTAATGTCTGCTTCACCCTCAGGAATCTCAAGCTTATCCAAAGCTGTCTTAACGAAAAACGAATTCAAAGGAATGTTGGCCTTCTCAAACTTAGCCTTAAGACCTTCCTTAATGGAGTTCACCAACGCCTTCTTCGCGTCAGCTGCTTCCTTCTGCTCTCGCGCCTCACGCTCCTTCTTGACTTCACCAATGAGCTTTTTTGCCCACTCAGGCATATCCTCTTCGTTAGGAATTTCGTCTTTTTCCGGCTCTTCCTCGTCAAGCTCAGTTTCCTTTGCCTTCTGACGTTCTTTCGCCTTCTTCTTGTATTCCTTAACCTGCTGAGAAACGTCAGAATGGAGATTACCGTCCATGCGTTTCAAGCGATTTGTAACCTTGGTTACCAACTTAGCGTTTGCAGCTTCGTCTTCACCAAAATCTTCGAGTACGTCATCAAGTTCTTCATTGATGGTTTTCTCGCTAATTGTCAACTTGGTACTACCGAGTTCCTTGTTGACCAATGCTAAGAGTTCTTCTCTTGTCATGTTGTTTTTTTGATTAAAAATGTTATCCTGAAGCGGTTCTTCCACCTCAAAAAATGTATAAATATACCTTTTATTTTGCAAATATATGAATAAATATGCAATTATCCAAGAAAAATTGTATATTTTTGCAGTATTAAATGTATATTTATGCAAAATGAGATTTATTCAGGATTAAAATTGGATAACGGAGAGCCGATTTACACTCAAGAGTATATCCAGTCTCTACGAGACACCGACAAGAAGCATCCCGACAAGCTGAAGATTATTGCTCAGCGTGGCGGTCAGGAGCGTATGCTATCTATTGATGCTGATATTAAGATAGTTGGAGGCTCACGAGGTGGCTCAAAATCCTTCTCTTCTCTTATGGAAGTTTTGAAGGATATCAAAAATCCGGACTTTCATGCAACTATCCTTCGTAACGAAAAAGATGACTTACAATCCTTAGTAACAGACTCTTACAAATTGTTCTCCCAATTCGGAACTTACAATAAGTCACAAAACGACATGACCTGGAACTTCGATAACGGAGGGTGGCTTAAGTTCTCATACTATGCAGGAGCCTATCAGGATTTCAAGACAAGATTCCAGGGGCGACAGTATGCGTATGTCTGCATCGATGAGGGTACTCAGTGCCCATATAAGAAGTTCAAGTATCTCTTGACCAACAACCGAAATGCAGCACATATCCGTAACCGCTTCTGGATTACATGTAACCCTGACCCGGAATCATGGGTACGAAAGTTCATCGACTGGTGGGTTGACGAGAATGGTTACATCATACCGGAGCGAGACGGAGTTATCCGATACTGCTTTATGGATGGAGATACGCCGGACTCAATCTACTGGGGCGACACAAGAGAAGAGGTTTACGAGCAGTGCAAGGGCATCATCGATAGTCTTTGGAAGGACAGCTACGAGGAGCTTGGATACACAAAGCTCGAAATGTTCATCAAGTCGGCAACATTCATCCGCGCCGATGTATCAGAGAACATCAAGCTCATCTCCACCGATGCTTCGTATATCGCCAACCTTGCACAGCAGGACGAGGAACAGCGTATGCGAGACCTCGAAGCCAACTGGAACTGGAAAGCTGCCGGCGATGACATGATCAAAATGGAAGACCTTGAAGAAATATTCGATAACTCCGAACAGACAGGAGACGGAAAGCGCAGAGCTTCTGCCGATGTTGCATTCACGGGCGGCGACAACTTCGTGATGTGGCTCTGGGAAGGATGGCACTGCAAAGACTTGGTTGTTCTGAGGCTGGACCCTAAGACACTTGTTTCTGTAGTTGAGGCTAAGCTGAGAGAGTGGGGCGTTGAGGAATGTAACTTCACTTACGATATGCAGGGCATAGGTCAGTACTTCAAGGGATTCTTCAAGGATGCCGTCCCATTTAACAACCAGGCAGCGCCTATACCTCAGAATCATCAGGAAGAAGAAGGAATCAAATACCTATATAAGGATTTGAAGTCTCAGTGTGCGTGGTTATTCTATAAGATGATAAAGGAGAAGCAGATTTCCATCGACTCGTCCCTACTCGAAAGAAAGTATTCTGGAAACGGATTCGACAAGGTCTCTCTCAGACAGATTCTTCAGAAGGAGAGAAAGATGCTTCGGCGCGACGAGAACAGCGACGATATGGGATTCAAGCTATTACCTAAGAAGATTGCCAAGAAATATGTCGGGCACTCGCCTGACTTCTTTGAGTCTTGGTTCTACGTAATGATATTCAGTTTAACAAAAAAGAAACATAAAAAGGTAAAAGGATTATGGAGAATTTAAATTTTAGAGAAATACTCGTAAAGAAGCCATTCTACGAGCTTAAGCCTGACGGATACATGAGTCATGGCACTTTCTCCGACAAGGTTGGTGATAGGAGTATGCAGAATATGCCTTACGACCCTTGTGTATGGAGAGTAAAAACCCAGTCCGACTTCCTTCGTGAGTACTTCACAAGCGGACACAGAATCTGGGACAAGAATGCGTATCCGGATATAATCAAGGAGAATCCTGATTGGGACCCGAAAGATCCTTCTACCGGCAATCATTATTACTTGCAGCCTATTACAAGATGCGCATTTGCTTTCCAACAGGTTATCGCAACAAAACACACCTTGCACCTAACCGGAAACGATATTCAGTTCGAGCTTGCAGACAGCACAGATGAGCTTGAAGAGGAAGAGGAATCCCAGAAGAACCTCAATGTCTTCAAGAAGGGATGGCTTATGCACAATATGGAGATTGCGTTCTTTGAAGCGGTAAGCTCTTACATGATCGTTGCAGAAACCGCCGCAGTCGGCTATATCGATAAAGGAAAGTTCGGAGTTAAGGTCCTGTCATTCAAGAATGGAGACTATCTCTACCCGCATTACGATTCAATAACAGGAGAACTCTCTGTATTCGCCCGTAAGTATTACGACTTGGATGAAGACGGAAACGCTCAGATTGAGTGGGTTGAGGTCTGGGATGATACCTATTATTATAGGTTCAGAAATGATGTTGGTAAAAAGAGCGTAACTAAGAAGGCAGCGAACCTCATTAAGGGATTGTTCGGAATGAACGGATATGCTCTTGCCGAAAAGAAAGAACATCACTTCAATTCAATTCCGGTTGCATACATCAGAAATGATGAGGGACCATGCTGGTCCAATGTTCAGAAGAACATCGAAGATTACGAGGAGGCATTCTCGTACCTATGCGAGAATAACAAAGCGTATGCTTTTCCTGTATTCTACGTAAAGGGTGACGGTGAGGAGATTACCATTTCTGGCGACGATATGACTGGAGCTGCAAAGGTTATCGCTATGAACAGCAAGGATAACGATGCAGGATTCCTCAATGGAACCGATGCATCAGAAGCTTTTGCGACCCAGCTCAACAAGTCGTATGACCTCATCTATGAGCTGTCATTTACCGTAAAGCCTCCTGAGCTGAAGTCAGGAGACCTCCCTGGTGTAGCTATCAAGCTTCTTTATTCTCCTGCATTGGAGGTAGCTATGAATGATTCCCAGAAGTTGCAGCCATTCCTTGATAAGCTGGTAGAAATTGCCAAGTTTGGAATCGGCCACGAAAACAATGCGACGGCTTCTATTGTTGGTCTCGACATCAATGCTTGGATAGAGCCTTATACTCATCAGAATAAAACTGAACTTCTTACAAATCTTGCAACTGCCGTTCAGAACGGATTCCTATCGAAGCAGACTGCATCGGAGCGTTGTCCTGATTTTCCTAAGAATGCCGAGTGGGAGCGTATCTTACGAGAAAAGAAGGAAGAGGATCAGCAGGACCTACTCATGGATATTCAGCGTGCGGATAATGAGACAGAGAATGCCATCGAGGAGCAGGAAGCTACTGCGAGGATTCAGAACGGAGACAATGGTAACGTTCGTACCGGTAATGGCAGGAAGGCAGGAAGACCTAGTGAGGGTAAGAACACCGATAAATGGGGAAACAAGCCTCAAGAGAATAATTGGAAAAAATACAATCAAACTCATTAATAGCTTATGGATGAGTTAAAACGTTCTGTCGATTACAGCAGGAAGCGCTTGCAGGCAATCCGAAACTGCGAGGACCATGTTGCAGATATTCTCTGGAAATCGACACAGAAAATAATTGCCGCAAGTAAGCGATACAGAGGTGCGGGCAGGCTCACAAACGAGTCAGCCCTGCTCTCTTACGCCAAGAATGTTACTGCTGATGCAGAGGAGAGTATCAATAGCTACATCTCTGCTTACTCCAAGGCTTCGTGCAAGATTCTCGGGATTGACAGCGAGAATATAGAATCATTTCTCGTCAGCGACATCTACGGAAAGACGACATCTGAAAGAAACGCTGTCTATCTCGGAAACTTTGCTGAAGATATTGTAAGGATGATCAAGGCGGGTACTCTTATGGGATATTCAGACCAGCAGCTCCTATCTTCTATCCGAACCGGCTACAAGGACCCATATCACACATCAGTTATCACCAAAGCGAAGAGAAAGGATATCAACATCGATGTTCCTTCTTACGGAAAGGGCTACTACAAGAACGCCTATCAGAACATTGTAAGAAACGCCTCTCAGGTGATTGCCTTAGCATGGGGACAGGCAGAGCAGGAGTATGGGCAGGAGAACAAGGCTATCGGGTTCTACGTCAAGAGAGGGAGCAGTTATCCGTGCGATATTTGTCAAAATGAAGCCGACGCTGGCATCCACTCTTTCAAAGATCCATATCCGCCATTTCACGTTTCGTGTTGTTGCTACACAGTATTTGCGTTCAAGAATAATAAAAAGAAATAAGACTATGATTGAAGAAACAAAAGGATACACATTATCCGTCGATACATACAAGAAGGCGAAGGCTCTCGGTATGAAAGACCCTCGCTATTACATCTATGCAAGTCTCCGTGGCTCAGGTATGCCAATGAGGGATTGTTGGGCGATTTCCTTCCAGGGAGAAGGATTCAACTGGACAAAAGACGTTCTGGAACGAGAGATGAACAAGCTAGAGTCTTTAGAGTCTGTTCAGAAGAGAATAGCAGAGGTTCAGGGCAAGAAAGCGAAGAACGAGAACGCCGATGAACTCACCCAGGAGGAACTTATTAAGGCTACCTCGAAGGAAGAGATTCTGAGAAACCTCGTTATCGCTCAGCGCAAGCAGAAGTTTGGCTCTCCAGAGTGGCAAAAGACAACTGCCATGATAGCCGACTACTCTAAGATTAAGCAGGACGAAATTGATACAGAAAATAATGTGGTCCACTACTACATTCCTCTATCAATGCCTCGATGCTGCGAGGACTGCATTATCTTCAAAAATGGCCAGGCGACCTTTCAAAAGAAGAAGAAATAGTTAAATTCGTGTTAAAGTAACTTTGTTTTACTAGAATTTCTGCAAAACCAAGTACCTTTGCAAACAGATATACGTTCACAGATTCGTTCTGCTGTTCGTAATTCTGTTTAATTGGTTACGAGGGGTGGTGTCTTCACAGATGCCACCCCTCACTTTTATATTATGAAAGTAGAAGAAAAATATAAATTCAATCAGGATACTTCTCTCCAGTGATGAGCTCAAGCGCAGTTATTACCTGATCATCAAGAAGAGGGTCGTTAAACATAGGAAGAATGCCGTATGATGGCAGTTTCTTCGTCTCTGCGGCCTCCAAAACGAGCTGAAGTGCCTGTACTAGGGAAGTATGGTCTTGAACGACCTCAAGCAATTTATCACTCATCCTTGCCTCCTTCCTTCTTAATCTGCTCTGCCATCTTAAGAATAGTCTCGGCGTGCTTATCGCGGTCGATGACTTCCTGTACGGCCTCATCGCTCTCCTTGCGAAGCTGCTCTTCTGTCTTACCCTCGTCGGCAGCAGCGTTTCTTCTTGCAGCCTCACGAGAAATGTATTCGTCACGGAGTTTCAACTTACCTGCCGTGTATTCTGCATCGCCAGGCAACGATGTATCCGCATACATAAGCTGGGCAAATGCCTCGATGATGTTTCCATCATCCTTGGAGAACTCATAATGGTCTCCTACAGCCACAGGAACACATTCATCGAGTGCAGCATACATTGATGTACCGATAGAGTACTCGATTCCCCATGTTCCGGCAATGTTAGCAATCTTAATGAAAGGCAGCGAACCTCTCTGTAAATGCTTCTTGATCTCAGCAGGAATATCCTCTCTGAGTGAAGCAACTTCTTTCTTAGACAAGCTCTTGCTGAACTTCAGCACGGTGAAGTGTCTTGTCTTGATAGTCTTTCCAAATGGTAATGCCATGATAACAATATTTTAAAGTTCAACTTTTATTTCCTTATACTCGAAATCTGTGCAAGATGGATTCTCCTCAGAAGTAAACCTAATCTCATTAGGGTGGTTACAAGCTCCATTCTTGAAGAAAAAGCAATCCTTGCAAGTGTAATCAGTCTGTTCCATGTTCCTTACGTTTTTGATATTCCATCAATGTCAAGATACAATAGTTAGCGCAGTCAAGAAGAGCATCTTCCAATGGTTCATTAGCAACTTGCGCCTCATTGTCCTTCAGCGTCTTGATGCGATTCACCTTCTCTCGTATCTTTCCGTAGCCGTAGTTGATACCAAGCTCATCATACATTTCGGAAAAAGCATTCCCATAATCGTGATTCTTACGCTTGTAGGTATCACTCATCTTGTCGGTGATAGACTTGAATGTTTTAGCATCTTCAGCAGATGAACACTCGTGTATCTTTGGTTCAAGATTTTCTTTATTCAAAATTTCTCCACGTTTCATAATATCTTTAACTGAAAGCATGAAGACCTCGTTTTTAATCTCGTCACAAGTTACTTTTACAAATAAACAACAAGAATTGTCAATGGAAGGAATAAAACACCAAATCGGACTATCTATAACCTTAAAAATAGGACGGGTTGGGGTTGTAATGATTTTAAATCCACCACGAATCTCTAAATCTGTTTTGTACATTGGGAATACAGGGTAGTCTTCGCCCATTATTTGATAATGACGAAATCTTTCCACCTCTTCTTCGTATTCTCTCACTCTGAACGGAAGAGCAAACTCTAATCCTATCTTAATATCTTCTTTCTTAATCATAAGCTATTTCCTTCTATATTAAACACCATAACAAAACCAAAGTAAACCAGCAACTTTCATCTCTTTTTCAGAAAGCAATTCAAAACAATCAAGGTTATAATCCTTACTGACACAAACCCTAATTGGAGGTGCAAATTGTTTTTGTTTCACAGCGATTGTATATAATGATTCATTGGGGAAAACTGAATTTACATCCTCAACAACCGCGCACATAACCATGCCATCTTTTCTGACTTCCGCATAACTTTCTATTTTCTGCTTTAGCTTTCCATCGGAATTATTTATAAAAAACTCTTTTGGCGCAAGGCAAATGTCACCAAGTTTTAATTTCTCGTTTTTATCCATAAGCTATTCCTCCTTATCTTTAATTTCAACAAAATCACCAATACCCAAACGAGCCTTGTTGATGCAAGACGCAATCCAACCTATCAGATAGGCAGAAGGCTCGCCGCCATGTTCCATACCAATATCATCCTCGATGACATCGCATGCGTGAGAAGCCTCATGACAACAAACTCCCATTCTCATAGAATCCTTGCTTGCAAAATTAATAAATGAACAAAGCCTCTTATTCTCCTTTTCTCTAACTGTATCGTAGGTTATTGCGTCAGAATTAGAGAAATCAACCTTCAAAACCTCGCCATCTCTACCTTCAAAACACTTATTAGCGTCTTCTTGGCTCATGCCAATAGCGACACATAACAATCTCGGATAGATAACAGGGTCGTATTCGTAATATCCTTTCTTCTTCATATTCTCAACTATTTCTGTTTGGAGACAATCTCGATGGCAGACAACAATGTCTTTTCGCTGATACCTTTTCCACTACCAACACCATCTTTCTCTATCTTGTCAATGGAACTCTTTATAGAGCATACTGCATCATTTATGCTATCTGCACTACTCATCGTGTTTTCGATAGCTGATTGCAGCTCACCGAAACGCTTGTCTATATAATCCTTCAATCTTTCTTCGTGCTCTATAACGTTTATAGAGTTTGCGATTTTTGCATGCGTCCAGTTTTCTTCTACACATGCATAATAATCGCCTTTTGTATCATCATGAATCTTGGAAGACACAACTCTTAGACACACGAAATCGTCTCCATCCATTACAGCATACACACCCTCTCCTGATGTGTATAGTTCGGCTTTCGCCTTATTATCCCTACTTTCTCCTTGTATGTATGAGACCTTTCCTAAAACGTTAACTCTAATTTCCATATCTCAACTATTTATTATGTAACCTACCAATATGCCACTTTGAGCAAACCTTGCATAAGTAAGGGTGCCAGCCAAGTGCCTTCAACCTCGGAATCTGATTCAGAAACTCCCAAGCATCATCCTCAGTCTCGTATACGACCTTCGCCTTCCATGAATGAACCTTTCTAGTCCAATGCTCGGGGTCTGGCTTGAACGGTGGAACCTTGTTCGGATTGTGATGTCTTCTCATAGGCACTTGAATGAAACACTGTTCAACGTTCTGTTCACCACAATCTCCTTATCGTTGCACATGATCCTCATGCACTCCAGGGCATCATCGCGGACAGCAATCATAATCTCCTGCATCGAAGCGGTGGCCGGAACAATATTCCCATCAGCCTTCTTCTTCGTGATACGGGATATAATCTCCTTGATATATTCCTTGTCTATCATAGAAATCTGTTTTATAACCGTTAATCATCAGGCTGAATGAAGCTCTCAGGCTGCTTGATGTCCTCCTCACCACGCAATTTATTCTTCACGTCATTGATGAGAAGCTCCTGCTTCAGGTCAATCATCTGCGCGCCGTACACCTGATAGGTCATTCCGCCCTGTGACCTCTTCTTGAAGAAGCCGTACTTGTCGCTCATATCACGCCCGAACTTCTGGATCGTAGGGATATCCTTCTCCTCGACATCGTTGGCCTTGCAGAACTCGACGAATCTCTCGTACATCTCCTTGGCAAGCATGCATTCCGAAATCTCGCCCCTCGCCTCTTGGCTGCACCTCATATCATACGCCCTTATCCAGGCATAGATAGGATTGCTTCCGAGAAGGGAGATAAGCAGCTGTCTCCTGCTGCCCTCAGCTGCCGGGAACCTGTACTTCCTGCTCCTCAGCTCCATCGCGCCACGGAATATCCAGTTGAACACTCCGCTCAGCTCCTCACGGATGATCTTGCTCGCAAGATCCGGGTCCTGCCTCTCCTTAGGGATGGTGACATCGAAGCTCACGTACTGCAAGCGTCTGATGAATCCGAGCGAAGCATCGTCTGGGAACGGAAGCTCATTGAGGTTGAAGATGAGGTAGGGGATTGAGTTCCCCTCCAGGATATCCCTGCCGAGCTTTCTCATCGGGACGGGCTCACCGCTCACGAGTCTCTTGAACATACCGGTGTTCTTCCTTCCGAACTTCTTCGGGTCGGAATCGGAAGACCAGTTGAAGATGGCGTTCCTTATTGGATACCTTCCCCTCATTCCCTCGTCGCCGTCGGCAGTGAGGTCAGCGTAGTCCATCTTGCTTATCCTGTCCTTGCCGAATATGTTGCAGGCAACGTCGAAGATGACGCTCTTTCCGTTGGCTCCCGTACCTATAAGGAGAAGGCAGAGCTCAATCTTCGATGATTCCTTCCCCTCGTACGGATTGTATGCAGTACCTCTCTGTATGAGACCGAGACCAAGGAACATCTGTAGGATCATCCTTGACGTCCTGTCCGGAAGGACCTCCTTGATGAAGTTCATCCACCTGTCGCACTTCGCCTTCGGATTGTAGTCGTAAGGATGATAGTATGTGACATGGTACTCGGGAGAGAATGGCATAACGTTCGGATACTTCAACCCGCTGCCGAAGTCAACAACTCCGTTGGCGAATGCAACGATATCGAATGTAGGTCTCAGTATGTTGTAGCACTCTATCACCTCCATGAATGACTTGTTCATCACCGTACTGATGCCGAGCATCGGAGCCATGGCCAGGTCAAGAAGCAACAGCTGGTAAGCCTGCTCAAGGACTATCTTCGGAACAGCTTCGTATATCTTGCCGTTAAACATGTAGTAAGCACCGTTGTAGTACTTCACCGGAGCCTTCTTCGCCAGACGTCTCATGGACCTGATGAAATTGGACTTCAGCTTGTTGTACTTCTCAGAGTTCGCCTTACCCCAGTCCTGACAACGGAGCTCTTCGAAGCCGTACTCGTCATGCCTCGAAAGGTCAAGCAGCTGAGCGTGCAATGTGTCTATAGCAATACCATTTTCCATTTATGTACAATAATAATATTAATTTTCCGTTATTGTGTAGGATAACCCCCGATAAACAGGGGCTTTCTGAAGGATAACACGTGTCAGGTCGTCCTTACAACATGTCGTCTATAAAATATCGACAATACAAAGATACAGATAATATCCTGAATATCCGGTAAAACCCTAGTAAATAAAGGGTATAAATATACATTTTAGGTATACATTAAATGAAGGATAGGTATACATTTATGGTTTGGTCTGCAAAGTAAGAGTTTATGCTATCAAATGTTAATAAATAACGGATGAATGAATATGCATAATTATTCTTTATGGAGGAAAGTAATTAAACTTTACAAAAAGGCTGAAAAATCGGAAGAAAAAATTTTTAGATGAGGTGACTACCGCGCTGATTTATAGCTATAAAGGGGGTGTGGGGGTGTTTCTTCTGAAATTATTACATTTTGTGTCGGTTTATATAGTGAAAACCATCGTAAAACAATATTTTTGTAATTATTTCAAATTGTCGGTTTATATTTATAAAAAATTTATGTAACCCCTTAATAATCAATACTTTATGATTTTGTTTATATTCATTTTCTTGCATAAATATGCATTATTACTATTTCGTGAAACATCAAAGTTTATTACAAATTTCTTGACCAAAAAAAATGTTACATAATAACGCACTGGTTAAATGTTAAAATCTTAACATTTAGTGATTATGTAGTTGGATATACGAAAGTAAAACGTAACATATTAATACTTTGCCACAAAGTGTTAAAACCATAACTATCTATATATCAATATGTTATAATATCTTTAAAGGTCGATTTTTAACATAAAAAATTTGCTTTTTTCAATAAATTTTCGTACCTTTGCAGTACAAAAAGAAAGAGATAGGACACTATCCTATAAGTAACATTTAAACAATTTAGATATGAAAGATTTAGAAATAAAAGGTGCTCAAGGCTACGAGCACGTAAGTACTAAGGTTGCTAGTTATGTAGCCGAGTGCAAAGGTAGCGCAGTCTTAGCGCAGAGTTTAGAAGTACTTAATAGTTACCGCAAAAAGCTATTAAGCGAGTGTACTGATAACGAAGTAGTAAGCGCAAAGAAAGAACTAGAGAAAGCACGCGCGAAGTACAATAAGTTAGCAACAAATTACGTACTTTCAGACAAAAGCTACTGCAATTTGCAAACTGAGTGTGTGCGCTCTGCTGTTAGCGAGTTTTCCCGCAAACATAAACTACCTAATTTCTTTAAGTGGTTTGATGATAACGGCAAAGATACGCAAACCACTATTATAGATAGTTTGCAGCGTTTGGGTTCAAAGTTGTGTTCTTTGCACCAAGCATTTTCAAGCGGTGCAAAGGTAGCAAAGAAAAAATCTGAGTCTATTACAGATTTACAGAAACAAATTGCAGAGTTGCAAGCTAAACTTGCAGCAGCGCAAAAGTAAGCAACACAAAACAGATAGCTAGAGAAATCTAGCTATCTAGTTTTTCCCGCTGACTATCTGACCGGTAGCCAGTGGGAAATTTTACTCCAGGTTTTTCAACTTGGAGCGGGTCGTCGTACCCTTATTTTTCCTATCACGTTTAAGCGTACATTTGCGGGTCGGTGCCGCATAAGGGAACAAAACAGAAATTTTGGTATTATTCCAGAGAGAGAATTTATTCTCCCTCAGGGGATTTATTGTCAAAATTTCAGAGAGCTATCCGGCAAACGAATCTGTAGTGATACAGAAAGGCGGGCGAGAAATCCCGTCGAGGGTAGCGAGAGAGCACAGAGCCACCACGATACCGAATGAGATGAGGCACGTGGAAAGAGTAAGAGCCGTAGCTGTGCAGTTATCTAGCGAGATAACGGACGGATAAATCATAATTCATATTCTACCGGTTTGGAATTGTCCGGTCGGGCTGGTTACCCGAGAATCAATTGTGTGTGCAATCACGATTTGCAGCGTATCAAGGCGCACACTATCCACGCTGACTGAAAGCGGTTGCTTGTCATCCGTGCGAGATATTTATCTCCTCAGAAATAAACAAGTTGCTGGCAGAAGCATAAAATCTGTAGGGTGTGAGCCACGTAGTTAAGACGATAAAGATAAAACGTGGTGCAAAGATGCGCATCCTGGCTAACGGGGCGGGGAGAAATCTCCGCTCTACAATTACAAACCAAATAAAAATATAGAATTATGAAAATTATCAAGCATTATGTTACGGCAAACCGCTCAGACGAAGATATGGAGTTTCTTGGATATGTTAAAGACGAAAAAGGATGGTCCTATATTACAGAAGAGCCGGAAACAGAAGAAGAGAAAGAGGAGCTATATTCTTCTTTCGATATATTGTAGCCTAATCTCCCTACGCGTGTAGGGAACAATAACCAAAAATATTAGAATTATGAGTACGCTAAGAGTTAAATGCCTCGATATGTGCGAGGTTGAGAGTATCATTGCAGATGCTCAGGAGATTTTGAGTCACGTAGAATTCGGGTCGCTAAAGAATGGTGTGCTTACATTATTCTGCGTGGCGTGAGCCTAAAAATCTGTAGCCAGTACGATAATTGTCGTGCGTGGCTACGGAACAATTACCAAAAAAAATATAGATATGAAAGCAAGACAGATTATTTATTCAAGTACGATAATTGTGCTTGGATTTATTCAGAGCGTTCCTGCTCTGTTGTGTTTAGCAAGTACGAATATTGCCATTATTCTGCTTGGAATATTTTGGGGAATTGTGCTTGGAATATTCTGGAGCAGTACGATAATTGGCAGGTGGTTCTTCAGAGAGATGTGGCGATCCACGCTCCGCTTGGAGAATTTCATCCTGCCTGGAGCGTGACAGATTTGGAAAGTACGATAATTGTGCTTGGAAACATTTAGCTAAATTCTGCTTGGAGAAATCTAGGCAGTACGATAATATAACCAATTAAGCAAAAGAATTATGTTAGACAGAAAATCACAGAAGAATTTTGAGCGTGCGCTTATGCATGAGATGGAGAAGATCAAGATTGCTGCACGCCAGTGGCACAATAATAATACCAGAGGCTACAGAGATTATCGTAGCAAGGAGGCTATTTCCAAGAGCTTCTCTGAGATTGCAGTATTGTGCATGAGCTGAAATGTGCGTGGCGATTGTCACGCATACAATTATTCACCAAAAATTATAGATTATGATAGATGAAGAATACAAGGAGAATGTAGAGTACATACGTTCTACCATCCTACCGCAGTTGCAGGAAATTCAGAGAGATTTGGCAGAGAATCTGCCAGGTGTGAGCCTTACTGTCAGATTAGACGGCGACACTGGCTCTATGTCTGCTCATGCTGCTGTCTTTTTTGATGGCACGGCTAACATAAAAGACAGCTGTACCGCAAATTTCTTTCATGTGGATAACAAGGAGGAAATTGACGATGAATACAATAAGCTCGCAGAATTTCTCAAGAAGTACATAGCCTGAAATTGAGGGAGTTATTTCTCCCTCTCCTATAAACCAAAAATGTAGAATTATGAGCAAGTGGATTCAGTTTTATCATAAGATTAACAAGTTTGACCTTGTGAACATGAGATTCACCGATGAGGTGAGCGTTGTGGAAATGGTGGGCATGGATTCTATTATGCCTATCGACGGCAGACTTAATCTGTCATCCATACGTGATGTAGTACAGAAGAAGATAGAGAGCATGAAGAAAGTCGATAGTTTCGACCCTTGTGCGTTCTCCATCCTCACCGGTCCTACGATTCTGTGTGCTTCAGAAAGTCCGGTGTACAATCTCTAGCCAAAAAAATGGGTAGTACGATAATGTGCTGCCTGCTATTAACCAAAACATATAGAATTATGGAAACAGTAAGAGTAACTGACAGACACGGAATAGAGCGAGAGTGGGATATAGTCACAGAGAGATGTGTAGGGTGCTGCTTTCACGGATTGACGGATGGCAAGATTCATTGCTGTCCTCATAGTATTGCGTGCGGTGGCAAGTAGCCAAAACAGCGGGGCACGTCCTGTGTCCTGCTTCTATTATTAACCAAATCAAAATTCAGAATTATGACAGACGGAGACAGAAAGTTCCTTGCCAGGCTCGTAGCGAGTCACAAGGCAGTTATCAGCGAGGAGTGCAGACGCAAGAATCTCGACAAGAGCGAGTATTTCAGACGCGTAGCACGTGCAGACAAAAAGGCTCAGGAGATTGAGCAATCGTGCATGCGCCCTCGCAAGTTCTAGCCAAACATTCTGTGCAGATAGACTGCACAGAAACCATGTTAAATCATCAAAATTAAAGAATTATGGAGAAAATGACACAGAAAGAGTTGAAGAGACTCGTTAGAGTAGGAGCTGCCAAGGATATAACACACAGTTCAAGCCGTGCAGCCATCCCGGAAGAATATAGTCAGGTAGGCTATTCTTCCGGTGTGTACGGATGCAACGGAATGCTGTTCCGTGGTCACAGCGGAAAGCTGTATGCCATTTGTGCAAGAACTACGGCTATCTGGGTTTTCGGCTAAAATTACGGGTAAGCGTATGGTGCGCTTGCTCGTTTCTATTATCAACCAAAATACAGAAATATGAATATACAGAAAGTATGGGATGCGTTTATCAAGGAAAATGATAATCCATCATTCGTAAAGATGGCATATGCCGTAGTAGAGCAGCTTGGCGGTGTTAATGAAGACACAATGCTTAATACGCTCGATAAGGTCAGAAATGCCAATGAGGGGTACACTGGATTCTGTTATCATTCTCAAACAAGCAAGTTCTGGAACGAGAACAAGAGTGCTATCATGGAGAATATGCATGAGCTTGCCGATGATTTAGGAGAAGACCTTATCACGATGATTAAGGGCTTCGGGAATTTCAAGGACGACAAATCCGTCACCTATGATGCTATCGGCAAGGCTCTGTATGCTCCTTTTAACGAGGGCGAGAGCAGAAATATCTACGACACATTTGCTAAGTATGCATTGGAAGAGGTTGCGAATCGATTCCAGGACTGGTGGTACGATCAGGACGAAAGCGATTTCGGTGATTAGCCAAAACAATCCTCACTCTCACGGGTGTGGATTTCTATTAACCAAACAGATTGAAATATGAAGAAAATTGAGATTACGAGAGCTGGCATGGGCGAGAAATGCCCATATCCGAAGTTCAGCAAATTGCTGGCAAAAGGCTACATAATGTGCCATCGCTGCAAGTATTGTGCTGAAATTATCAGTGAGACAGAAATAATGTGTAACTATAATTAATCTATAATTATGAGTGAATTAGAGAAAATCCTGAATGACGATTTACTGAAGTGTAAAATCGTAGAGTCAGTAGAGAATCCTGTTAGGCGTGTGGACCTCATCAAGTGGACGCACGACAATACATACTCTATTGCAGAGGTACGCAAGGATACCGGTAAGCTAGAGGTCAAAGACTTGAAAGCTGCCAGTGGTCTTGAGGCGTACAAGCATTTCTTCAGAAATTATGGCGACATTGCCATATGTGGCTAAACCTCCCCACGATAATGTGGGGAACCATTATGAACCATTAAACAGATGAATTATGGAAAAGAATATTGTAGAAGTTGTTATGAACAACAAGGGTGAAGTTGTCGAGAAAGTAGCCGATTATATCGGTGTGGCAAGTTTTGCCGCGGTTATCGAGAGCCTCTATCGTGAGTGTCTTGAAAATTTCGATGACGCAGAAGATCTGGAAGAATACATTGCAGATGTATTCGAAAAGAATATCCAGTCTCTTGCGTGGGAGTTTACCCATAAGGCAAACAAGGAAATGAAGAAATATCTACATCTTAATGACCAGCACATGAATGGCAATTTTGCCAATCTGTACGAGGACTACCCTAAGCGCAGAACAGGTGTTTGGTGGGCATCAGACTACGATGGCGACGATTACTACGATTTGTATCCTCAGATGGTAGCCCGACTTGATTCCGCAGAGGACAGCGAGCAGGCTAACAAGGACAGAGCGTACCTCGAAGAATGGTATTTCAAGGCCTTCGGCACGTACAACATCAAGTACAATTTCTCGAACGAGCTTGAAGAGGTTCACTCCATGATGGAGGAAGATTATGAGGAAGCCTAACAATATCCCCTAGCATGGGGATATTCAATGTTAAACCATTTAAATGATATTAGATATGAGTTACGAATTTGCAAAGAAGGAGATTGGTGATTACAGAATCACCATTTACCAGGATGAGGATGCCGAATGCCCTTGCACAGAATGGGATTTGGTGGGAGTTTACTTCTGGGACTATTCCGATTACGGATACAACAGGTGGCTTTCTCGTGGTTGTAGCAGCGAAGTCAACGCTAAAAATGCGGAGGATGCATTGAAGGATCTAGTTTGTAACTACGTGTCACAAAAGAAGATTATTGATTATATCAATAGTGAAAACGTCGACAATTACCGTATGCGCTATGACAAGAGTGACCGCATGTGGTATCTTGAAAGTCTGTACGAGGGTGAGTGGTATAACCACGAAGAGTTCTGCCCGAGCGACTTGAAGAGATTCGACTATAGAGAGGAACTTTGCGATATCCTCGAAGAGGACGATTTCACGTACCTTCTGCACGATTGTAAGGATATTGCATTCTACGAGTGGTCCTCTACTGGATACAACCAGGGAGATTATGTCAGCGGATATGCCTACTGCGACAAGAAGCGTTTCTCAAAGTATTGTGACACTAATACAAAAAACTGGAGAAAGCGAGCCTTGGACCTATTTGAGCATGAGGTTAAGTGCATAGGTCTTTGGATGTGGGGAGATGTTAAGGGGTTCGTCTTAGAGAAGAAAGTCCATTACAAGAAAGTCTTCACGGAAATAGGTCGTGAGCCGGAGGACGACTACGACTGGGAGCAGATTGATTCCTGCTGGGGAGAGTACTACGAGGACTCTGACGAGCTGATTAAAGACGCTCTCGAAGAGAATGGAATCAAACTAAAAGAAACAGCCTAACAAGGGGAGCTTGCATGCTCCTCTTCCATTAACCAAATTACAAAGAATTATGAAATTGAAACTTTATCACGACACAAGAAAGAAGTTCCGTGACTGCGTGGATGCGTGGACAATCTACGTTCCTTATCCGAAGTGGCTTAGAGAAAAGACATTCGGTACAATGGGAACATTCCTCGGATGCACTCCAACGGAGACGGGAATGATACGGTGCATCTGGGAGCACGACGAAAGAAGATGTGGACGCCCGTATTTCGGCAAGAAGATTGATCCGAAGGATACCCCTAAAGCATTTCAGGAAATTTTCTACAACATGGAGAAGCTTTGGAACGAGGCAATCACCAAGAACACGAATGAAGCGTGGGAAGCATGGAACAGAGCCTAAAATTGGTAGCCATTTGGCTACCTGCCAATAACCAAATACAGAGAATTATGGAAAGAATTACATTTGTAGAGAAGGGCAGTAGAACCATCTACAGACTGGGCAGACGTATAGTATGCTACAGGGATGGTTACAGAGTTTATTTCGGTAAGCCATCAGATATTACACACAACACGTTCGATGCACTATCAGAGAATATAGCACATGAGTATTGCCTGAAAGTTTGTGAGCGTAAAAAGTGGGAGAAAGCAAAGTACAGCAATCCTGTCGCATACAACGCCCACAGAGTATTGAACGCATTAGCCTAAAAACGGAGGGAGCAATCCCTCTGACATCATTAACCAAATTATTAAAGATTATGAAGAGATATTACGTATCAGTCACAGAACATTTGAACAAGGTAGTCAGCGTTGATGCTGAGAGTGAGAATGAAGCCGTACAGAAAGTGCAGGATGCCTATAATAATAGCGATATTATTCTTGACGCTGACAATTTCTCAGGTGAGGTTATCGAGATCGAACCAGATCAGGAGTACTGGAGAGAATCCGAAGAAGATGACAGCGTAGCACTCCAGCACATCGACTAAGCCAAACGGGGAGAGCAATCTCCCTACCAATAACCAAAAATATTAGAGATATGAAGAAAATCAAAGTAGGAACGAGGGTATTCTGCGACATACATTCCCAATCAAAGGAACACGTTGTCACTCACGTTTCAGAGGAAAGAGGATTCGCGGGAATTGATAATGAATACTGGTGGCCTATAGACCAGTGCTTCCCCTGCGATGAAATAACATTGCCTAAAAAGCGCAGCTAAGGACTGCGCACAATAACCAAAACATAAGAATTATGAATGAAGACAGAATCCTAGAAATGTTCTTTGAGAAAGCCAGATGGCAGTATGCTATCGAGAAAGGCTTATTCAAGGACATGAACAAAGCAGTAATGTATCAGCTGACAACACCAAAGGCTCGTCTGGCTATGTATCAGAGGATCAAGAGCGGCAATTACAAGATAATGCCGCCACACACAGCAAAGATTCCTAAAGACAACGGAGATTTCCGTACTGTCTATGTGAATGAGCCTGTAGATAGAATCCTTTTGAGTATAGCAAACGACCTCCTGTTCGAGCTGATGCCAGAGATGGTGCATCCGCGCTGTACGTCATACCAAAAGGGTATCGGCTGCGGTCGTGTGGTGCAAGATGTGTCTCGGATAATATACTCGGCAGAGGGAAAAATCATCGGATGGAAAGGTGACTTCTCCAAGTACTTTGATTCTGTGCCCATTCGGTTCATCGACTGGGCATTTGACAAGGTAGAGGAGAAGTACGGAAAATCTGCGCTGATAGATGTCATTCGTGACTACTATCACACAGATATCTATTTTGATGAGGACAATAACCTCTGTGAGAAGTATCAGTCCCTCAAGCAGGGGTGCTCTGTTGCTGCATGGCTGGCTGATGTCATTCTCTATCATCTTGACGACAAGCTATCTAAGCTTAACGGATATTACGTCCGCTATTCAGATGATACGCTGTTTGTCGGTGAAGACTATGAGAAAGCCATGGATATCATGAAGAGCGAGCTGGAGATGATGCAGATGACGCTCAATCCGAAGAAGGTTGAGTATCTTGACGCTAATCACTGGTTCAAGTTCCTCGGATATTCCATCAAGGGTCACAATATCTCTTTGTCGTCCACACGCATCAAGACCTTTCAGAAGGAGATTGAGAAGAGGACGATAAAGAAACGTGACACCACGATGACGAAAGCCATCAATGCAGTAAACAGGTATCTCTACAAGGGGTACTGCGATTATTCCTGGTCGACTCAGGTTCTTCCAGTCATAAACGTGAAACAGGACATCGACAAACTCAACGCATTCGTCATGGACTGCATCCGTGCGGTCAAGACAGGCAAGAGAAAGGTCGGTGGTCTCGGATACGTGAAGACTCAGGCTGTAGGTTGCATAGACCGAGGCCGTGGCAGGAACGTGAAAGCTAACAGGAGTAAGACAGAGAGCGAAATCAAGGGGTATCTATCAATCGGCTGTGCTCAGAACGCCTTGCGGACGAGCAGGGCAGCGTACAACACATTGGTGAATACTCTGTAGATGAGCATCCTAGCGCAAGGATTTTGCCGGAATGAAGACGCAAGGTTTTAAACATCCGGTCTCGAAGATCGCGGACAGCATCTCATAATCTGAGATGGTCCAGCGATCCTCTCCACCAGGATATTATCAATCTGATATAGCTATGCGCAGTATCTTCTGACCGGCAGACTCTGTAACCGAGCACACGGACGTGGGAGAAGGACGGATAGATTCAGGCGACGCCTCGAAGACCTCAAACTGAAGGGCCTCGAGTTACCCAAGTCTACGACTTGAGATAACTCGGGACCTTCGTATGACGCACAAGGCGTAGCTCATCAACGAAGTACAGAAATGTGCCAGTCCGTATGACTTCCACCGGTGGCGCACACCACCACTCCCTGATGGATGGCAGAAGTTTATGCAACAGGTCTCTTAACCAGAGTAGTTGATCCTGAGGGCGTCGTATACTACTTACGACCTCTGGATCATCTATTCTGGCGAATCCTGTGTCAAATCAGAAACATAAAGTATTGTGCCTAGCCACCGGTCAGGGAATTACCCTAGCACGAGGGTAGTCTTCAGAGGAGAGTGAATTTATAGTGCTGTTTACATGCCGCCGGCCTTCACTGGAATCCCAGTGCCATCCGGCGACTTACAACAGCCCTCGAATCAAGCTGCTATAGCTACGTGCCACACTCTCAGATGAAGACAACGTTATTGCCAAACGAGGTACACAAGGAGGTTGCGTATTTATACCCGCTGGGTAAATAACGCGGGGAGTCATCCTTAGAGCAACGATGCTCCCCGCGTAAACCCAGCTGGTTCCAATCATCAGCCTGTAGCAAGACAACAGACCTATGAGTGTACCTACAAACAACCATGTGAATTGCATCACGACTTATCAAGAGTATGAGGTTTAATATCCCGTAAGGTGGAATACCTGTGCCTGCCGATATCTCCGCAGGCACAGGTATCCAGTCACGGGACCGAATCGAGAACATATATCCATGCAACATAATACATGAGATAAGTCTAGGTTATTGCGAGCCGGATATGGTGCGCAAGGAGAATAGATTGTACAATACGGTATCAACCATCCTGAGAATCCAGGTGATTACCTGGATCCGTCAGGACTCAGATACAGTATTAATCAAGACCTTATAGTTACGCAACAGATTCTCTGAGCGCATTCCCATTAACCAATATTTAAGAATTATGAACAGCAGATTACTAAAGAAGCTTGAGGAAATCAAGAAAGAGTACGAAACGTCAGAAGTTTGCATGGGCGAGATGCTTGATTCAGTAAGCGCAGACGGATTCTCTATCGAAGAGGCTCACTGGTTGTATATGCGTGCAATGGAGTGGGCGAACGGAGACAAATTCTATATCCACTTCGGAGAAGACGAAGATGTACTGAGTAAGGATGAACTCGAAGAAGCCAATTTGATAGTGCAAGAATAAGCACTATCCCTATTAACCAATACAATAGAATTATGACATACGACGAGATTATCAATGCAGTTGAGAATGGTGCAAAGTTCACCATCAACTTCCAGAAGAGAACATGTAGAGTGAATGGCAAGATAGTGATGTCCGAGGAAGATAAGCCGAAAGATACACCTTACCTGACACATGCAGTAGTCCTGTTCGCAATAGAACAGAGATATAAGGCATACAAGCATTCTGTGCCGTCTGAGCGTTCTGAATCCCATCGCCGCTACTACTTCAAGGCTTTGCCAGAGAAAGAGCTCTCAGACGAAGATATGATGTATGGTGAGCGACGGGAGGTAGCTAGATGTAAGCTGGAGCTATACATACTGATTCAGCTTCTAAGAGGCAACCTTGCATGGGAGAACAGATGGGGAAGATGGTTCTGGAAGTCCGAGAACGACAAGGATCTGATTATCCTCAGAGACTGGATTGAGCCAAACAAGGGTGGGGCGTAAGCCTCATCCACTAGAGTTAAATAAATTTTTAGTATAACCAATTTAAAATTAATTGAATTATGAAGCAGATTGTAACAATCACTGGTGAGAATCTTAAGGTAGTAGCTAACAATGTAGAGGTTAATGCAGCTTGTGCAGGTAAGAAGACCAAGGCGCAGATGCGTCTCGAAGCTCTTAAGGCAGCAGGCGTTGACGTAAGTAAGTACTTCCCTCTCGGTGATGATCAGCTTATCAAAATCGAAAATGGTGCGGCTGTCCCTGTTGATATGGACGATGCAACCATCGATGCGGTAGGCAGGCAGATTATAGAGGGTGGATACGTAAGTAACTGGAAGCTCTTCCGTCGTTGGGTGATGAGTCAGATGTTCCACATGTTGCGAGACATGGATAAGAGTTATCTGTCATTCAACGAGGTGTTGCAGCGCAAGGGCTACGAGTATCAGTGGCGCATGCTTGAAAATGAGCTCTACGCTCAGATGAAGATGTGTGACCACAAGGACTACGAGAACACAAAGGCGAGATATCGCTGGTTCAACGGTTGTGTAGCATACGATATGGCTATTGACTACATCAAAAAGCTCAGAAGCTACATTGACGACAAGTGCATCTACACTACCAAGGAGGACAAGGATGGAAACAAGAAGAAGACATATAAGCATACCTGCAAGGGCAATCCTTACGTACGTCTTCAGAACGAGGACATTTTTGTCGCTGACTTGGATAGAAAGGTATACAATCCTCTCCGTGACCTTGCCAACAAGATGGCTACTGTAGACGACCACAAGGATCTCTACGATGCCGTTCGCAAGTTCAACAAGAACCGCAAGCATCTCGCGTGGGATACCAAGCAGGCAGATGCATTCATCCATGCTTACAAAGGGTCTGGTTCCTACTACACGATGAGAAACCTCATCATGTTCCATGGAGCAAGATTCATGAAGAACGGACGAAAGATGTCAGAGGCCAATTCTCTGAAGGAACTTGAGTCTAAAGCCAAGCTCTACGATGAAGAGGGTTGGAAGATGCTCGGTGTACTCAAGCAGCTTATCAAGGACAATAATATCAGCGTCCAGGGCAAGATTCTTGAATGGAAGAAAGCCAAGAGCGAGAACAAGTAATCATCAGACGTAAGGTTCGCCGCCTAAAGAATGGTGGCTCGGCAGAAATTCACAAGAGCTTCTTCAACGAAGGATCTCCTCCAGTCACTACTGGAGGTAATCCTTCGAGCTAAAGCTCTCTAGATCGAACTATTAAAGTAAGGCGCCAGCCGGGGATCATTCTAGCCAAAAGTCGGTTACTGATTCGGTAACCGATTCTATGTCTAACCAATAAAATGAAGGATTATGAAGGAAATTAATGTAGATACAAGAAAGTATGTGAAGGCTCCTATTGACGGGAAGAATGTCGTCGAGGAATCACTTCTAGACACCATCTTTGACGATTCGCAATATCTCACCAATAAGTTTTTTTCATTGGGATTTGTCGGAGGTGCACCTACAATGATAGAGTATCACGGAAACTACCTATCTATCAGGAAGCTTCGATCGTGGATTACATCAGAGTGGGGTAGAGAGATTGTCAAACGACTGACTGGCGAATCAAAAAATAGCATATACTATTACGATACGAAGCAGTATCTCGACGAACGCCAGGCTGAGCCTTTAATCTATACATTCTTTCTGAGCACAGATTACCTTACAGTAAGATTTCACTACAATGTAAAAGTAGATGAAGATTAGTCAAACAGGTCAGTCGTTAGCAGCGGCTGACTACTCATATCATAACTAAATTTTGTTTAAATGGTTCAAGCCGGTCTGTCGTGAGACACGCCGGTTTTTTGTTCCACAAGTTTAACCAATTTTAAATTAGAATTATGAGTAGAAATTACTGGACATTAGGTAAGGAAGGAATGAAGACTCGTCTGTCAAAGGCACAGGCAGCTTATGAGAACGCATTAGAGAACGTAGAAAACCTACACGTCAAGATTAGCGATGGCAATACAAAATTGGGAGCAATCCCTTCCATATCACTCATCCCGGTCATGGACTGCGGCAACTGCGCTATCTGTGCAAAGAGCTGCTACGACCTGCGAAACGACCTTATCTACAAGGAGGTAATCAAGACGAGAGCTATCAGCTCGGCAATCTATCATGAGGATCCCGAGCGATACTTCAAGGAGATTGACGGGTATCTCGACTACAGATTCCCTCGCGCCTTCCGATTCCATATCGGTGGTGATATCCAGGATAAATGGTATCTTGACAAGATGTGCGATATTGCACGCAAGCACAAGGATACCAAGTTCCTGGCGTTCACGAAGATGTTCGATGTATGCAACGAGTATCTCGATGAGGGCAATGTAATCCCAGAGAACATGCATATCCTATTCAGCGGATGGCTTGGTCTTAAGATGGATAACCGCCATGGATTCCCTGAGGCGCATCCTATCTTCGAGAGCGGAACGTCTGCTCCGGAAGGAACACGTCTGTGTACCGGAAACTGCACAGAGTGCCTGAAGGAAGACAGACTATGCTGGTCCATCGGTAAGGGGCAGGCGGTAGGATTCCTTGCACACTAGCCAAAAATCCTCGTCAGGAATGACGGGGTACTATGTCTAACCAATTAAAATTTTGAATTATGGCAACAGCAAGAAGAGGAACAAAAATGCTCAAAGCTTCCGACATCATGAAGAGAAAGGGCATTGTCCAGAAACAGATGGACATGAATAAGTTCAATGAGGTTGTAGAGAATTTCTTTATGACCCATGAGGCGAAAGAAACGATTCTCCTGACTCCAAAGAGATTCATCGAGATGGACAACCCGCCAGAGGGAGACTTCATCGACTATCTCGACGTGAACATATGGGCAAAGAAGAGTGAGGACCTGGATGATCCGTTCGACTTCACCGACTATCAGTTCATGAAGAAGAACGGAATGCTCCGTCCTATCCTTATGGTGAACGAGCCTTTCATCGGCAATGCTGCCGGGTGGCTGAGAGATTTTTGTGGATTCACTGTGAAGAGCAGAACACGAAAGAAGAAGAAGGAATACATCGTGTCTCTGCCGGTGTAAAACCGAACAAGACGTGGAACATTATTGTTTCACGCTCCCAACATTAACCAATTAAATAGAATGATTATGGAAATAGTAGATGTAAATGTGTGTAAGTTGGACAATTACAACATGGAGAACGAACTCTATTATGAGTCTCTGTGGGAGAAGATGTTCGATGAAGGTAAATATACGGACGACAGATGCAACGAGGCTGTCGGTTTTATCTATTCTAACGCCTGTCACGCAGAGGTATATGGCAATGCGATGGATGTCACATGGATAAAGGATTGTGCGAACAATCTACGCCTTGCTATTGTTGCAAACGATTTGGTGAATAATCTTATTGGCACAGAACAAAAGAAAATTATCACCGAGGAGAACAACGGAACCACGCTCCTTACTGACGATGGCATATATCTTAACATCTTCGTCAATTTCGAGATGCGTCACATACAGATTCTCGCTTACCAGGAAGCCTAAAAAGCCCTCTTCGGAGGGTGCAATGTTTTACCAATTAAAATTAAAGATATGAATGATTTTTTGAAATTAGCAGAGAATTTAGGATGGAGTTATAATGTTGACGATACACCTAACGAAAGAGGTGAGGTTTGCGTCGAGTTAGAGAAGTATTCCCCACAAGGCCAAGATTTCATTGCCACAATTTGGTTCGAGAATGGCAATAAGTCTGACTTCATGGATAAGTTGTATCAATATTATAGCGACTTCGATCCTGACGAGGAAGCCAGTAAATGGATTGGCGAGGATGGACATGGTGCTAACGGCGCACCATACAAATTATCGGATATTTTGCAAGATATGGAGGATTGCAAGGATATGCTACTAGATTTATGGCACGAGTATTTTTACGATGAGTACCCAGAAAATCGTCCAAATGAGACCGACGAAGGGAAGCGACTCGCAGGAGAAATCGAGGAGAAATCCGGAAAGCATTACCACTCGTGCTCTCTACAGAATTATCCGAGCGGTAAGTACGGCGTTATCATTGATGGATGCCAGAAGTTTCTATCGGAATGCAAGGAAGAGACATTAGCCTATATGAAAGGCGTGCTTACGGGCCTAGATATCGAAAGAAAAGACTAAGCCAAACAAGCCTGCCGGAAAACGGTGGGCATCAAGTTAAACCAAAATATTAAGATTATGGATAGAAAAGTACTGAAAGACAAGATTGATGAGTTGCGTTCAACAGCAAAGATGGAACTTGCATGCACCATCCGTGAGATAATGAGAGAGCAAAATGTGAGCAGAAAGGTGTTCGATTGGCCTGTACGTGCCGACGACAACAGGGAGGTGAACATAGTAGAGGTAGGCGGCAGCGATACGGCTATCCCTATCATTCATAGCCGATGCACTTCTATAGGGTTTGAATTCCCGGAAGCAAAAGCTACAGATGACGATATACCCGTTGACCTTCTTGCAGACATCGCTACTAGTCTGAACGATGAGCTGAACGGCTATATTGGTGTCTATGCTGCAAAGTATAAGATTGCCTACAATGATGGAATTTTCATTCCTAAGGAGAATCCGTACGTATTCCGAGCAAAATCATATAAAGATGCATTGGATGAGGCGGAAGACTACATGCGTGTGTGGAATGACCATAATGGTTCTACCCTAAGACTCGTATCAGTCGAGAAGCAGACTGCTTCGGAAGGTTAAATTAGCGTTAAAAACGGCAAAGACGATGGTTTATATTATAAACTTTTCGTATCTTTGCCACTAGTAACCAAAATTATAGAATTATGACAGAAGAAATAAGAATCAAGACAAGAGATTGGGAGAGACTTCTTAGCTACACACAGCAGCAGAAGTACAAGACTGCCATCAAGCAGGGTTGGTTCGCCAATTATCACAGCAACGCCTGGAGGCATGACACGTTCTATGGTGCATACATCTGGAAATACCCGAAGCTTATTAAGGTTGTAAGGATGTTCGAAGAGATGCTTGGGCATAAGCCATTATGGGAAGACATCACCGACGACAATCTGCGCGACCTCTTCGAGAAGATCCAGGAGAACTACGCTCCTAACTCGGCAAGAACCGTATGTGCAACCATCAAGGCTGTGATACGTGAGAACGATGCTACCAGGGAAATTCCTAGTCCTACGTTCGGCAGAATACTTAGAGCGAAGGCTGTACCGGTCCAGTCTGTATATCTCTCTGATGAGGAGATAAACAGAATCATCAAGTACAATCCTCACGGGAAAACAAAAAGATATGTTCAGAGAATGTTTATCATGGAATGTCTCTGTGGCGCACGTTACAGCGACTGCCAGAGAATGACAGAAGAGAACATAGATGATACCGGACACTTCCTCGTGTATGTTACTCAGAAGACAAAGACCGAGGTAAGGGTCCCACTTCACAAGAAGCTCCGCAAGTTCCTCGTATGCGGTACTGGTGACGAGCCTCTTCCGGGTGAGATAGGTGAAAGGACGTTCAATAGAGCACTCCGCGATATCTGCCGTGACTGCGGAATAGATACGAACACGAAGGTGTTCAAGGCTGGAAAGGAAGAGACAGGAAAGAAGTATCGGTTCGTATCATCCCATACCGGCAGACGCTCGTTCGCAACGAATCTCTCAAAGAAGGGAGTGCCTCTTGAGCAGATTGCCGTCATGATGGGACATACCAGTAACGGTATGCCTAATATACAGATGACACAGCGCTACATTGTCGGTAAGACCGAGATTGACAGCAATACACTGAGATTGTTCGGCGTCTATGAAGAAGACCTCGATAACGGTCTAGATGAGGATTAAGCTAAAACTGGAGGTGGTTAGCAGCCATCTCCTGCCATTGTTTAACCAATTAAAATAATGAATATGGTAGAAGATTATACAGTAGAAGAGTTGAATAAACTCATCAATGAGTGCCGGAAGAAGTACGAAAAGCTCGAAAAGGAGACCGTGATGAAGGCTCTGACTGGCGAGATTGGTACGAACTCCGCAATGGTGGAAGAGTTGGAGATTCTCAACATCCACTATCACGATGAAATGGATGAGTACGATATCACTGCACCTGACCTGAATCCTGACCTTATCGAGAACTTCAAGAGGGCAGAGCGTGATGGCAAGAACGTCATCTTCGAGGCACAGGAATATCTTAAGATCCTGGGAATGTGCGAAGAGATGTTCAACCAGAAGATGTGGGTCAACGAAGAGGGCCACATATGCGATGAAGAAGGTAATAGACTTTCCGCCGACAGAGAGCATCGTGTTTTCGAAGTTGTTAAGTGCGGAAAATAAGATATTTCTAGTTTTTCATAGCTAGATTGTTTAAATGAGTGTCCTCTCTTGCCCGTGAGGGTAGGAGGGGATTTTTTAAAACGGCCCCGATTAGCCAAAAATAGGGAGCTTCGGCTCCTGCAATTAATAACCAAGCCCTACGCAACACGGTCAAGCGATAAGAATATGACAACAGAGAATTTAGTTACAGCCAGAAACAAGGTGGATAATGTTTATGAGCTGATCAATGACTTGGTTAGTAATCATAGCATTGATATGCTTGACTTGGCGTACCCAAAGCACGGTGGAAAGCAAGACGCTGGCGCTGTTGCAGAGATGATGCTGCTCCGTCAGAGTGCAAACAGCCTGTCTGAAGCTTGCAGCTTCCTTGTCGATAGACTCACGGATGCTATTGGAGACGAAAATGAAGTAAAATAATAACCCTTCAGCCCTCGACATCACGGTTAAGTCATTTCTATGAAGAAGATTTTATTTATGCTGATGTTTGCACTTGTAACGGCATCATCCTTCGCACAGGAGAAGCATCCTTACTACTGTACCATTAGCGGTACGTACAACCTGGCGATGAAGATCAGACTAGAACTTGAATGGGGCGAGCTGAAGCAACTTGTAGCCCTTCGTAACGAGGAGGGAAAGAAGATTGAGTTCAATAACCTCACCGACATTCTCAACTACATGTCAGCGAGAGGATGGCAGTTCGTTACCGAATTGAATTATGACGGACACATACATTACCTTCTGAAGAAGGATGTCTCTTCCCCGGAGGAGGCAAAGCAAGGACTTCGCTTCGATACAGACAAATAGCAATACAACTAGCCGCTTATCCACTTACAGATAGGCGGCTATTTTATTAAGATAGCCACCAAAAAAGCAACGAAAATCACACTTTTTTCTTAAACTACGTTAATTGTAAACATTCTGTACTTTAATGAATGCTGCAATCAGCTGTTTTTACTTCGCTTGAAACCTTTAGCTATACCAGTATCTTTAAAATACTTGTCCTCACTTTTTACTTTAATAAGTACGGTTTATGGTGAAAACTGAACTATTGCACGGAATAGAAAATCGTCGTATCTTTGCAGTGCTTGTTAGAAGTCACGCGCTAGCAAATAAATAAGTTTTATCTAGAAGTTGATTAGTTCAACTACAATGATATACCCTATCCAAAGTTTGGAGCGTGACCCAGACGGCGGATAGGGTTTTTTCTTTACCCTATCTCAAAGTTTCAAGCAAATACATACGAGGTTTAATCCGTGCAGTCCTCTTCGGAGTTATCGACCGATATATAAAACTGCTCTGTCAGGTAAGTTACATTATGGTTGTGTAAATCCCGCAACGTGTCACCTCACGACGGGTGCCCATATCAGAAATGAGAAAGCCGACCATAACGAACAAAGCTCTGTGGGTATCAGAAGACTTATGCTGGCTTTACAAGGAGTACGAACTACTATGGTATATTATATATATTGTAGTTGATAAAAAATAAGGTTCGGCTCGCTTGGCTATCCCATTTATTCTTATGGGTATAGAGGTGTTGTATATGTAAATGAAGAAAAACGTTAAACATTAGTTCTATGGCAAGAATAACAAGAAACAAAGCTGCCGAGATACTGGGAGTATCAAGACAGACTATCAGCAACTACATCAAGGAAGGAATCCTTGGAAGCTACGTAGGCGAACACGGCATCCTGTATGTCAACAGCGAGGATATCGAGAAATATGCTCAGAAATACAAGATGATTGCAGCAAACGAGAAGATGATTGACGAGAAGCTCAAGGAAGTCGAGTATCGCAAGCGCGCAATCAACGTAGAACTCACTGAACTGAGAGACAGAGCTACCGCAAACGGCAAGCTGGCTGCAAACGCTGTAGGCATGCTGTTCGGTGTAATCAATACAATGTCGCATCTTGGTGTATTACCGAATCTTACCTATCGTGAGTCCAGTCTTCTTAAGGACGTCATTAACGGAATGACCTATGACGAACTGTCAATCAAGTACGGCGTGTCTGCAACTAGAATCAGGCAGATTATAGACAAGACTTGCAACAAACTTACCTACAACGAGGATATTGTCATTGCTGAGCTCTCCACGAACAGAGCCTTGCAGTATGAAGTTGAGCGCCTGAAGAAGGTAATCAAGTCTCTACAGGTAAGCTTCGACGAATACCGGCGCGCGAAAGGAGACAAGCCTGTCAGTAGCGCAGTACTTCCTCCGCTGATCCTTTCCAGGGATATAAATGACTGCGGATTCTCTGTCCGCATCCTGAATGCACTCAAAACACTCGACGTATATACAGTAGGTGACCTGGTTCGTAATCTCCGCGGAAGGTCAGAGCTTATGAAGCTCAGGAATCTCGGCAATAAGAGCGTATATTCCATCCTTGACTTCGTTGAGGAAAACAATCTTGACTTCAAGGAGAACGGAGAGTCTGAGGAAGACTTCTACATCAGGCTCAATAACAAGTTGTCAAACCAAAAAGACTAAGTATAATTTTTTTAAATTTTAAACATTATGAGTGTAAAAAACATTATTTTGGCATCAGTACTCGCAATAGTAGTACTCGCCGCAGGTTCAGTTATCGGTTGTTATTTCCATTACAACAACCAGGAAATCTCACTTCGCCAGCAGTCTGAGGCTCAGCGTGGCAAGATTGAGGGTGTTCACGACAAGATGTGGAAGGTTCTTCAGAATAAGGCACAGGTTACGGATGAGTACAAGTCCGCATTCGAGTCCATCTATCCGAAACTTATCGAGGGCAGATACTCAAAGGGAGACGGCTCTCTTATGAAGTGGATCAAGGAAAGTAATCCTAACTTCGACGTTTCGCTATACAAGGACCTCATGCAGTCAATAGAGATTCAGCGCTCCGAGTTTCAGACATCACAGGAGAGAATGATTGATATCATCCGTGAGCACGAGACGCTCGTGAAGACATATCCGGCAAAATGGTTCATCTCCGATACAAAACCTATCGAATACAAGGTTATCTCCTCATCCAAGACAAAGATGATCATGCAGCTTGGAGAGGATAACGACGTAGACCTGTTCAAGAAGTAACGGCTTATGGAAATATTCATATTCCTAATCCCATTCGTGGTTGCTGCTTTCCTGTTGATTTTCTTCAGGAAGCAGACCACCTGGTGGGAATACGCAGTACTCATTGTTCCTTCCATCCTCATAGGCATCCTCATGGAGTTCGTGTTCAAGCAGTCCAATGCTGCTGACACGGAGTATCTTGGAAGCTACGTGACAAGAATCCGTCATTACGATGCCTGGAATGAGTACATACACCGCACGTGTACAAGGACCGTTGGAAGCGGAAAGAATAAACGTACGGAAACATACGATTGTTCGTACGTAGACAATCACCCTGAACGTTGGACTTATTTTGATGCTAGGAACAAGGAAGAATACTTCATGACCGACAACGAGTTTAATGTAGTCAGAAAGATTCTCGGAACCCAAAGCGTGTTCATTGATATGCACAGGGATTACTACACTAAGGATGGCGATGCTCAGGAATGGGCGTGGGATGGCTCCATTGAAAACTCGTACACATTATCTTCCGAGCACGATTATAAGAATAAAGTGAAAGCCTCGCGTTCTATTTTCAAGTTTGATGATATTGATTATCAACAGGCACGAAAGCTTGGATTGTTCGAGTATCCGGATATCGTTCTTTATGACCAGAACCCTGTGCTTGGACTGAAGATTCCGAAGAACCAGGAGAAGGCGATGAGATGGCTGAACGGATACTATGGCGAGCGGAAGCAGTTTAGGGTGTTCGTCCTGTTTTTTACGAACAAGCCGGAAGAAATAGTTGAAAAGCAGCGCTCATACTGGCAGGGCGGCAACAAGAATGAGCTTGTCGTGTGCGTCGGTATTGACAAAAACAAGAATGTCAAGTGGTGCAACGCATTTTCATGGTGTGATAGCCCGGTCGTAGGCGTTAAGAGTAGAGACTGGTTTATGAGTAATCCTGTAAATCTCGAAAATTACGCCGAGTACATCGGTCCGATTGTAGAAAAGGAATGGCACAGAAAGAACTTCGAGGATTTTGATTATCTTACCATCGAGCTTACCGACGGGCAGTACTGGGCCATTATTATTCTCTTGCTGATATTCAATATTGTAATGAGCTCCTGGATTATTTCTAACGATTATAAAAACGATTTGTAGCGTGTCAACAACCCACAGGTTAAAGACCTGTGGGCTTGAAAAAGCCCAAGTTGATTAGCCTAAGCACTTCGGGTGCTACGTTAGGAGAGAATATATAGGCACCAACGGATGTTTGTTCAAGTCTGTTGCTCTGCGGTCAGTGATTAAACAGTTCTGTGAGGTAGGAACAGTGTTGCTGACAAAAAACCTTTCCATAACATTGGCGATGAGCATTTAACGGAGAAATCCGACTTACAGTAAAATTAAAAAAAAGTAAAAAACGAATGGTTTATGTAATAGGCAAAGAAGGACAGGCACTTATGCCGACTGAAAGATTTGGCAAGGTGAGAAGATTATTGAAAAATGGTCTTGCTCACGTTGTATGCCGTATCCCATTCACAATTCAATTGGATTATGAGACAACTTATTTCGTTCAGCCCATAAGTTTGGGTGTAGATGCTGGTAGTAAACATATCGGCATTTCGGCAACAACAAGTGAGAAGGAATTGTATGCAGCAGATGTAGAACTGAGAAATGACATTGTGGAGAAACTATCTACTCGTAGAGAACAAAGAAGAACGCGTAGAAATAGATTACGTTATCGTAAGGTTCGTTTTAACAACAGAGTATCTTCAAAACGCAAAGGTTGGTTAGCACCATCTGTTGAAAACAAGATTCAAACTCACTTAACTGTTGTAGAAAAAATTCATAAGTTCCTACCAATAACTAATATCGTAGTTGAGACTGCTTCATTTAACATACAAAAGATTAAGAATCCAAGTATATCAAGCGAAGAATATCAGAAGGGCGAACAGCTTGGCTTTTGGAACGTCCGCGAGTATGTTTTGTTTAGGGATAATCATACTTGCCAACATTGCAAGGGTAAGAGTAAAGATCATATCTTGAATGTACATCACATTGAAAGTAGAAAAATCGGAGGAAACTCTCCAAGCAATCTAATCACGCTATGTGAATCTTGCCATAAGGCATATCACAATGGTAAGATAGATATAAAGGTAAAACGTGGTGCATCATTCAGGGATGCAGCATTTATGGGGATTACTCGTTGGACTACATACGAGAGGCTAAAGAATATCTATCCTAATGTAAATATGACTTTTGGATATATCACAAAGAACAATCGTATCACTAATGGTCTACCAAAAGACCATTATGTTGATGCAAGATGTATAAGTGGTAATTCTAAAGCAAAACCGCTTGGGTATTATTTCTACCAAAAGAAAGTACGTTGTCAGAATAGACAAATACACAAGGTTAATTTCTTGAAAGGTGGTAGGAAGAAGCTCAATCAAGCACCATTCTTGGTAAAAGGGTATAGGTTGTTTGACTTGGTTGAATACCAAAATGATTTGTATTACATATTTGGGAGAAGAGATAGCGGATTCTTTGATATTAGAAAATTGGACGGAACAAAAGTAAACAAAGGTTCTATCAGTTGTAAATACATACGATTGGTAGACATCAGAAGAAGTGTATTAACAGAAAGAAGGAAAAGTTGCTCAATTCCTCCCACAAACTAAAGATTTGTGGGTTTCCTTGAGCTAATTTTATGAAAGAAAGATTAAAAATGATTTTCGACCGCATTGACATCTTTGTCGTGTGCATCATCCTCGGGAGCTGCCTCTGTATTGCGGAGGCCTTTCTTGGAATCTGGGACGTGTTTGCTGACTGTTTTGTCATTACACTTCTTGCTACCGAAGTTTGCTACACTCTCCGCTGCAACGAGAAGCTTAAAATAGAGCTGATAGAGACAAAGGAAAAGCTGAAGAAGGCGGAGAGTGAACTAGTTAAAGTTAACAGGAAGCTGACGTATACAGAGATGGAACTGGAATCAGCCCGTCTACAGGTCGCCAGAAAGAGCAAGGTCGTAGACGTCTATAGACTACTGCGAGATCTGTGGAAGAAAAGATGGAATTGCGAACACGCCAAGGTCAATTACTGCAAACGCAAGATAACATCGAAGCAGCTTGTTGATGCGATGAATCATGCAGAGAAGGAGGAATCTGAGATTTCCGATAAAATCGTTGAGGTTGACAAGGAACTCAACGAGCTCTATAATTAGATACTTGCCATAAAACAACTTTCCCCACGTCATTTGCCGATGGCGTGGGGATTTTATTTGTTAACCGTTCAGATAGTCTATGACTTTTCGGTTCGCCTCGTCTATCTTCTTATTGTCGAACTGAATATAAAGGTCAGTGGTTGAGGAATCCCACTCGCTATGACCTAGAGCCTTGCCGATAACTTCCTTCGGAATGTCGATGCTAGCAGCTATGGTAGCCCAGCTTCTTCTGGCGGTGTACCATATAATATCCTTGTGAAGGGGATTGATTTCCTTCTTGATTAAGGCGCCTCGCTTGTTCTTCTTTATCTCGGTAGGTCCGATTCTCTTCAGGTAGTCACCAAGCGTTCTACGGAAGCTTGACTCCTTCGTTCCGTCATCCAGGATGCACAGAAGATGGTCCTTTCCCTTATACTTCCTGATGATTTCCATCGCTTCCGGCTCAACCTTGATGTCGTAGAGCCTGCCGGTCTTGTTGCGCTTGTATTGGATGCGCCCTCTCTTGATGCAGTCAGCAGGAAGTTCGAGCAGGTCGGAGAGGTTGATGCCTATCAGATAGAACCCGAGCATGAACAAGTCACGGTACTTCTCCATGAAAGGCTCTACCGGAAAGTCGCGATACTCCCTCATCTCATCGGCACTCAGATACAGGTACTGCTGACGCTCCGTCTTGATGGAAAACTTACGGAAAGGATATTTGGTTGTAATCTCGTTGTCTATGGCCCAGTTGAATACCGTGCGTATATTTCTGAGGTCGATGGCGATTCCACCGCTCATGCGCCCTTTCAGGAGCTCGTGTGCCTGGAATCTTTCAAGCCAGTCCCTGTCGATGTTGTCGAAATCCGCATGCTCATCGAAGGATTCAATCCTCTTCCTTGTTCTGAGGAATATCTCCTTTGTGCTGTCCTTGGCCTTGGTCTTGATGAACTCATCGATGTAGTAGAGGATATTCTTCTCTACCGATGCAGCCCTTCCGTTGATGATGGCTTTGATTTCGTCCTTCATCCTTGCTGCCGGAAGATCACCATTCATATAGACATATTCTTCCACGGACGCAAATAGCCTTGCTAGCATGGCCGTCTTGGATCTTGCGTTCGGAACACTCTTCGGGAATACCATCCCACTGAATTTGACGGTACTCGTGATACCGGTATAGACCTGGAATCTCTTTCCCTGATAACTGATGATGAAGAAAACCTTTAGGGACTTTCCTTCAACGTACGTCTTGATGCTATTCATACTTACTCACAGATTTTACTCACATTTTTTACTCACAACTCAATTTTACTCACATATTACTCACAAAACTACTCACATTGGCGTACATTATGCACGATTTTGTGCCTATTTTGTGGGTGAAAATGATGATTTTTGATTATGTTTTTATAGTGAAAAACGATGTAAGTGGCTGATTATCAATACTTGAGCGAGATACGGGAGTCGAACCCGCCTCACAGGCTTGGGAAGACTCTCATATATCTTGATAAGCCTCTAATACTGATAGTATTTGGTATAATCACCGGTTGCTTACTCACATATTACTCACAAAAATCGTATTTTACTGCACTTTTGTGAGTACATACACTATTCCAATTCGGTCTGTCGCAAACTTCACCAAGTTGATTTCCGTTGCAGACATAAAGTAGGCCACATACATATCACTTCCGTCAAAGTACACAGGAGAAGTACCTGTTTCGACAGTTCCGTCCTGTTTGTATGTGGTATCAGCCTTCCATGTCTTGTAGCTTCCGAACGGCATTGTCATCGGTCTGTCCGCGTCCCCATTGATTACTACCGAGAAGTCTCCCTCTGTGCGAAGGATGCCGCCATCCAAGAATGAAATTGTATTTCCCTTCTGAATGGAGTAGTGGTTTATCGGAATGGGGAAATCCTGAATCTTGCTCAGTTTCCACTTGCCGCTCATAACCTTGCTGGCATCAAACTTCTGTTCCTGTTTCTCATTGTCGTCATCATCGCTACTGCTACATGATGTGAATGATGCTCCTGCAAGAAGTATCATTGCTGCTAATAATACCTTCTTCATAATCCTTATATATAATAATGTTATACTTCGATTCCGTTATCTGCAAGAATCTTCCTGAGAAGACGAATCTCGCTGTCTTTTGACCTTATTATTTCATCCTTGGCATTGATGATCTGAATGAGCTGGGCATTCTTGTATTTGAGCGACTCTTCTTCCCGCTCTTTGGCTCTATCTGTTCCAGTTTCGATATTCTGGTTGTTATGATGGCCAAACATGCTTGCTATTACGGATGTCGGCGAGTTTGGGTTGTCTTTTGCATGCTGGATAGCTTGTTCTATTTGCGATTTTATCAGGTCATCGCTTATGTGAACACTCGGATAACTGCCAGACATTCTGTTTAGTTCCCTCGTCTTCTCCTCTAGTTTCTCAGGCAAGTACATCGGGCCGATGCCGGTTTCAAGCCACTGGTCGTTAACTAGCAATGAGTGTTTCATCTTACTTATGTCCATCTTGGTGATAGCGACCTTGCCGTCGAGCTTCCTACCGATATTACTTATATCGGTCACATTCATGAACTGCTGCTTGTTAAGCTGTTCGCACTTCATTACTTCCTTCAGTCTTTCTTGTAGTCCTGCTACACGATTTTCTGTTACTGTCATACACTTTTAGTTTTATATACGTAACTAAAACCGCTTAAAGTGCTAATAAAGGTTAATGGTACAAGAAAAACGTGTAAATCACTTGATTATTACACGAAATTCATGTACCTTTGCACTCGTTAACGGTCGAGTAACCAACAAAGCCGTTACAAACGGAGGCTTGTGCGACCGAAAGTACGTACTTTACATTGACACTGCAAATATACGACTTTTTTCGCATACCTCCAAATTTTTAATGAATTATTTAAGTAACAAAGATGAAAAAAGTTGCAAGAATAACAAAACAGGACATATTGGGCATCAAACCAGGAAAATTTGAAGTCTTCCTGCTTGAGTCCGCAAGAGCAGTTCGGTCGGCAGTAACATATGCTTATCAGCTCGCTCAATACGAAGATTTGCCGAAGGGCGTGCTTAAATACTCAACCTCGGCAGATTACAAGAACCATACAGCGATTATCACCGCTGTTCCGGTTGAGTAGTAAACTTAAATATGTAAAATATGAACGATATTCACTTAAAGAAGATCAGTCCGATGTTTGGGACTATTAGAATCGAGGGGACAGAGAAAGAACCTCTGTTTTGTGCAAGTGATGTATGTAAGGCACTTGGATTTTCAAATCCCTGGAAAGCTGTTGGTGATCACGTTGATGACGATGACCTAACGAAACGTGAGGTCATAGATTCCCAAGGAAGAAAGCAGAATACGAACTTCATAAGCGAGTCTGGTCTTTATGCCTTGATTTTTGGTAGCAAGTTACCACAAGCAAAGGACTTTAAAAGATGGGTAACGAGTGAAGTTCTTCCTAGTATTCGTCAAGATGGAGGGTATATGACCATGGCTGACGAAGAGTCCGAGGAAGACTTGATGGCTAGAGCTCTTATTGTCGCTAAAGCTACTCTTAAAAGGAGAGAGGAGCGCATAAAAGCACTAGAAACCGAGAATTATGCAAAGGATAAGGAAATTGTTGAGCTAAGTAGTACAATTTCTTATATGAAACCAAAAGTCAATTACGTTGATATGATATTGGCAAGTAAGGAAACTGTAACGACTACTCAGATAGCTCAGGACTACGGAAAGTCAGCAAAGGCATTCAATATAATGCTCAGAAACTATGGTATTCAGCACAAGGTCGGTGGCCAGTGGATCTTGTATGCGAAATATCTACCTTGCGGATATGTTCATTCCGAGACAGTTCCTATCGTTCATTCGAATGGAACATCAGGGTCTGTGATGCATACAAAATGGACTCAGAAAGGTAGGCTGTTTTTGTATGATGAGCTGAAGAGTCGAGGTGTTATACCGACTATAGAACAGGAATTGGTTAAAGATTAAGCGTATGCCTCGTAAGAAAGTATCAGTAGAGCCTGTCGAAAAGATATGGCTCTCTACAAAAGAGTTCGCCAAGTATATTGGCATGAGCACTGGTTATATACACGACTTGAGAAAGAGCGGTCAGATTCATCATTATATGATAGGTAACACCGCATTCTTTAAAAAGTCTGATATAGATGAGCTCATTGAAGAGCATAAAGTGTGTTGAAATATTGGTATGGTTAAAGTTATAGATTTGTTTCATTTGCTCGTGAGAGTATGATTGTTAGTTATTAGTTATTTGGGTTTTATCTACAGCGGTAGATACTTTGGGGCGATGTCTGTTCGTTTAGCTTATTTCGCCCCAATCAGACTGAGTAGCTCAGTTGGATAGAGCAGGTTGATTCCTAATCACCGGGTCGTGAGTTCGATCCTCACCTCAGTCACACTCTTTTTTTAGTTCCGTTTAGTAGTTGAATTCCTCTCTGACGGCGCAAAGGTAAGTCCTTATACCTTATAAAGTAGGTCGTTCGGGCAGCGACAATCTTGCGTCAGATGAGAGTTTCAATGAACGGACATGAAAGAATTGTTCTTTGACATATTGATGCACAGAAATAGTATGCGTGGAAAAGAAGTAACTGGAGAGCATCAATGGATGCCGTGACCTGGCGAAAGGACGCACGACATACGAAAATCCAGCTAATCTGCATCAAGTAAGCAGACGGACTACACCGGAATGAAGAATTGTCGGTGCAAGCACTGCCCAAAACGTTGCAGTCTGGTGAACATGGAAAAGTTCTGAAAATCCAAAAAGATGATTTATCTTCATCATTCATATAACAACTCAGAGGCTAGTAGTGTAACTGATGCACGGCGATAACAAAATGATACCGATCTTATCATCGCAAGAGGTTCTTCGTTGAGCCCTAGCCTCCAACGTATAATTCATTGTATTCAAATTTATTCAATTAAAAATGCAGCTCGTCTGTGAAGATAGGCTGCACACATCGCAGGTTGGAGCAGTTGGTAGCTCGCTAGGTTCATGACCTAGAGGTCACAGATTCGAGTTCTGTACCTGCCACAAATGTTTATTTTTAAAGCTCTAAATTGTTTATATGTGAAAAGATTGTTTCTTGCGTATCTGGTCTGAGAAGATAGGGTACGTCTATCTCTTTTAGAAGGAATTATTTTTTATTTCTGTGGAGAGTAGCTCAGTAGTAGAGCGCCGGGGGAAGGTTTCTTGGAGGTCGATGGTGCGAATCCATCCTCTCTTCCCAATTTTCTTTCATTTTTCAAGAATTTTGATTGGTTAACTTATGCGTCGCCCAGTAGCTCAACTGCATAGAGCCGTGGTACTATCCGCGAGGTTGGGAGTTGGAGTCTCCCCTGGGCTTCCCGAGTAGGTAAAATTCTAAAAATGTTTTTGCTTTAGCTGACAGCGGTCAGCACACTCTTATAAATTATTCATATTTTTTTTGAGTATTAAATCCTCTTGCCTGTGAAGGTAGGAGACACAAGCCGCATTAGCTCAGTTGGTCAGAGCGGTCTAAGGTACAGACAGGTCGTAGGTTCGAGTCCTGCATGTGGCTCACTTAATTGTGAGTGCCATAAATTACTAGTTTTTGATTATCTTTGGGAGTGAGGGAGTCAATCCTTCCTCCTCCCTTTAACATTGACTTCTACTCCATATCACAATAACCACGTGCAATCACCTCTCCTGCCTTGCGTGGTTGGCTAAACGGAGAGGTTTTACTATAGATGAAAGTTAAAAACATAATAAGAATCAGTAAGGAAAACATTAATGCTCTTCGGAATCTGGAATGCGTTGAAAGCATAGAACAGAACGGAAGGGATATTACTGTTCGCCTTAAACCGGAATGTACGGACGGTAAGCTCGAAGCCCGAAAGGGTGAATATCTTGTTCAGTGGGGTAACAAAATGTGGCAGAGATATGGCTCTGAAGCTATCAATCTGCTTTCCAAAAATCCCGGAGCGGAGGCCGGCAAGACATGGGACGCGTAGGTTCAAAGAAGTATTACGCTCCTGACGGGAACGAATACGATTCAAGAGAGGAGTATCTGTACTTGCAGACCATCCTCGATGATCCTGGCATAAGCTGCATACATAGACAGGTAACCATCACGGCCATCAACCCGGTATGGATGCTGAAACCAAAGCAGCTTAAGACTAAGGTTAAGTACGTGAGAATGTCACTGCTTTACGGGCATAACTATACTGCCGACTTCGTTTATCGGGAAGGTGATAGGATTGTGATATGTGATGTCAAGAGCCTCTACACATCAAAGCTCAGAGAGTTCTCGATAACGACCAAGGCTGTCGTAGCAAGACTTATCGCTCACAACAAGAAACGTCACAACGGCGAGTCTGTCGTTATATTCCGTAAGGCTATCAAGATAAAGAAGAACGAGTGGGAAATCGTTGATTATCCACCGTCCGATTGCTATATAATATAATAAGGTATAAAACAAGAAGATATGGTTATTATTATCAATAGTCTCATAGCAACAGTAGCTATGTTCGCTGCATGCGCATTCGTCGCACATCTCCTTGGTTGGGATAAGGAAGACTAGTAGTTTAATTCTAAATATTTTAAATTATGGACAAAGACAAAATTGTCGTCAGTGTAGTAATTGACAAGCAGGCTCTTGTTGACAGAGCATTCGACATCTCGAAGAATCCTTCTGAGTTCAATGAAATCGAGAAGGTTATCGACGGCAAAAACCAGTTTACTCGTGATATCGACGAGATTGATGATGAGGGCAAGAAGGAGAATAATACGAACCTTTTCGCCGGCATCGCATTGGACATCATTCTCAGTGAGAACCCGGAACTGGCAATCACCAAGCGCCTCAATTCGCTTGAGGACAAGAAGAGCTCTTTCCTCGCTAAGATGAAGAAGCTCGACGAACTCCATGAAAAAGTGAAAAACGGGGAGGTGCATGGCGTTGAAGGTATCCGTGAGTTGTTGAAAATAATGGAGGAGGGCGAGTAATGGGCGTAGTATCAAAGTACGGCAACCTGTATGATGTCAAGAAGAACATCATCTGCCACGCTCCTGTCACTTCTTCACATTTCGAACGTATTTTGAAGAAGGACAATTTGCTTCCTATGATGAATGGCGTAACAACACCAACATTGTTCGGAATTCACGCGGACAAGAAATTCAAGCGTGGACGCTGGCGCCGAGTATTAACACATTAATTCATATAACACAATGGCAAAAGAAAAAGCAACTATTTCTGCAACCCTCGGTCATGAGTATGAGGACCTGGAGGAGCGTGAGGATTTCCTCGCCAACAACGCGGACTCTGTTGAGAAAATGGAGTTCATCAAGCGATTCAACTCTGATGAGCTGATGAAGAAGAAGGACCTGTTCGCTCTTCAGTCTGCACGGGCATCTGACATCGAAGAGGAAATCAAGGATTTCCGTGAGCAGAAAAAGGCAGAGCTGAAGCCTATCAAGGAAGAGATCTCTTCTCTCCTTAAGGAAATCAAGCAGAAGGGTAGCATGGTTAACGAGAAGGTTTACAAGTTCGTTGACCGTGAAGCAAAGATGACTGCCTTCTATGATAAGGAGGGTCATCTTGTTTCTTCCCGTCCGGCAACACGTGACGAACTCCCTAGCAATGTATACTCACTTAATCGTGACAAGAAGGCTATGTAGTCTGTTTTCACATAGTTTCTAAATTCTAAAATATTTTGTAAAATGAACAATGAAAAATTGCAGATAGACCTCGCTCCTGGACAGGATCATGCGGAGATTGTTCTCCGTGAGGTAGGTAACGAGAACCCTTATATGCTTCCTGCAAAGGAGCCTCTTAATCTTCAGGTAGACGGTGTTATTACCTGTATCTATGCCTTCCTTGAGAAGCGTTGGGGTACAGAGCAGATTGACAAAGAGCATACGCATATCCTGGTTAATCGAGAGAAGCTCGTTGTTACTCTTGTTACAAACGAGAATGATGAGCGCACTACACAGACAATTATCGGCTCTATTCAGCTGTCTCGTCAGTTTTCGGGATTCCATATCAATGACGGTCAGTTGTGGAAACCGGTACAGCTTGGTGACTTCTTCAGACTCAACCGTTCTTTCTTCGAGACGAAGGAGAAGAACATGGAACTCGTCAATCTCCTCAAGAGCTTCTCGGCGAAGGTTCAGACAACAATCAAGAAGGAATACAGCGACAATGGTTCCGTGACTGACAACTATGAGAAGGCTGTAGACTCTAATCTTCCTCCATCGTTCACTATCAATATTCCTATTTTCAAGGGCGCAGAGCCTGAGAAGCTTTCAATCGAGACTATCGCTCACGTCGAAGGCAACATGGCATTACTGACGCTTATCTCTGCTGATGCAGAATGTATCATCGAAGAATCCCGCGACAAGATCATCAATACGGAGCTTGACAAGATTCGTAAGCTCTGTCCTGAGATTCCTATTATGGAAGTGTAATGACAGAAATAGATAACAGAATAGCAAAAATGCCCGCCAAGATGGCCTTTGCTGTACTTGACTTGCGTAAGGTACATGCGTGCCTCATGGAACTTCCACGAAGCAAGTCGGTACAGCTGGCCAAAAAGGCGGCATACCTCAACTACATTGAAGGTGAGGGTAGAAAACTCGGTAAGGTTCCACTTCATTATGAACGCCTTAATGAAAAGGGCGAAAGCGTGACGGTGGAAACTTACTTCAGATATTTAGATAGAATACATTAATCATTCCCGGTATGGCAAACAGTAGATTCGCTCTCCACTATAAGAGGAGTTGTCACGATTGTATCTTCCTTCAGATTTGTACTGATCCTAACGCAAGCTACAATGGAGATTACGTTTGCAAAGACTGGGAATGGAAGTATCAGTGATTAATTTTTAAATTTTAAGCAAAAAATGAGTAATACACAAGTTGCGACACAACAAAACAATATGTCGCTTGGTGAGTTAATGCACTCACCTGCTGTAGTCGGAAAGCTCAACGAAGTGTGGAGTAGCCCTCAGATGGCAAATAGCTTCATGAGTTCGGTTATCAGCGTTGCTAACGGAAATCCGCAGCTGCGAAAGGCTCAGCCAATGAGTATCATCGGTGCTGCTATGGTTGCCGCTACGATGCAGTTACAGGTCATCCCTACCTTAGGGCAGGCTTATCTTATTCCTTACGGCTCGCAGTGTCAACTTCAGGTGGGATACCTCGGAATCTTGCAGCTCTGTCAGCGAAGCGGTCAGTTCAAGAAGATTCTTGCAGCTCCTGTTCATGAAGGAGAATACGTCTCCGGAGATGAGTTCGATGAAGACTATGTATTCGATAAGAAGAAGAAAACTTCTGATAAGATTATCGGATATATGGCAAAATTCGAGCTTCTGAACGGATTTACAAAGGTTGCATATTGGGATATCGCCAAGGTCAAGGCGCACGCTACAAAGTTCTCTCAGGCATTCCGTGCCGGCTACAATTCTCCTTGGAAGTCTGATTTCGACGCTATGGCACAGAAGACAGTACTTAAGTCTATCCTTAAATATGCGCCTAAGTCTGTGGAGATGCAGAGAGCTATCACATTCGATCAGTCAGTAGTTAACACAAATGCTTCTGATATTCAAGACCTTGATATCGACGCTTTTGCTCCAGAGTATGTTGATAACATCGAGAGCGAGAAGAAGGAGAATCTTGCTGCTATGGCTGCTGAGGCAGCAAAGGCTGATGCTGCCAAGAAGGAGGAAAAGAAATGATTACCGATGGCGTAGAACAGAGGTCGATTTCGTGGTTCCGTAGCCGCGTCGGTTTTTTGACAGGTTCTAAAATCGCCGACATTATGAAGTCTGGGCGTAAGAAAGATGAAGTCTTCTCAGATACAGCTAAATCGTATCTTTATCAGGTTGCAGGAGAACGTCTGTTCAATCCAACCTTCTTGAATGATGACGGAATCTTTCAAGATTATATCGACCAAGTATCTGTAAACACCAAGGCAATGCAGTGGGGTGCTGATCAGGAGGATGCTGCCAAGGCTCTCTACATGCAGATGAACTTCCCTGAAGGTGAGATTACTGAGCTTTCTTCCTGCAAACACGATACAATCCCTTACTTCGCGGCTTCTCCTGACGGAGCAATCTATGGTCGTGACGGCGAAGACCTCAAAATCATCGAGGTCAAATGCCCGAACATAAATACTTATATGAAATACCGAACTCTCATCCACGATGCCGCATCGCTCAAAGAAACCGAGCCGAAGTACTACTGGCAGATGATGGCTGAGATGAGCTGTACCGGCGCCAAAGGTGGAATATTCATCGTATATTGTCCTTGGCTGTCAAAGCCTATTCACTGGGCTGAGATAGACAGAGTAGAGGATGATATCAAGCTGATGGAAGACAGAGTAATACTCGCAAACGATTTTATTAACGAAATCATAAATAATTAAATGGCAGACATAACAGGAAAAATTATAGCGGTGTTGCCGACAAAAAGCGGAACATCTGCTAGGGGAACACAATGGAGTTCACAAACTGCGGTCATCGAAACACACGAGCAGTACCCTAAGAGGGTTGCTTTTGATGTACTTGGTGACAAGATAACAGAGTTCAACTTGCAGGTTGGCGAGGAAGTGACAGTATCATTTGATATCAATGCCCGTGAGTACAACGGAAAATGGTGGAACTCAGTGAATGCTTGGCAGGTCGTTCGTCAGAGCGGTCAGCAGGCTCCTATGCAGGGCGGCTACAATATGAATCCTCAGACTGGCGCCCAGACAGCACAAGCAGCGCAACAAGCAGCTATGGCCGGAGCACCAAACCCGATGAATCCAAACAATCCGTTTCCACCGGCACAGCAGCCAGGAGCACCGGCAGGACAATCTGATCAACTCCCGTTTTAGCCTTACTGGCAAGCTGAATCTGATTAAAGATACATTCAATGCTGAAATAGTATGATGTATAATACCAAGAATCCTCTTGAAGTGCAGAATCTCAGACTGAAGATAGAGAAGCTGATTGAGAAGCAGAGTATGGTAGAGGTCGTGGAAAAGAAGGCGAAAACGCTTCAACAGTTGAAGTACCTTCACACGATACTCGCTTACTTCGGATTGCAGACCGGCAACACTCTAGATGAAGTCAAGACCTGTTACTTCAAGAGGATTGTTAATAGAGACTTGTTTGTGCGACAAAAGCACGATGATCTGCTCGGAACAGACAGGGAATACGTAATATCGACCGCAAAGCTTACGAAAGAAGAGCTGTCTGAGGCTATCGAACGTTTCAGAAACTGGTCTAGCAACATAGCCGGCATATATATTCCTTCTTCTGAGGAGTACATCGCGCTTCTGCACATCGAACATGATATTCAGAATTCCAAACAATATTTATAAACAATGATGTTACCTAAAGAAATAAGACAGAAGTCAAGTGAGCTTTTCCCGAATAACCTGGAAAAGCAGAAAGTCTTTTGTATGGGTGCTGCGTTCTCGTTAGGCAAAGATTTATCAGACTTTGAGGAAGAAGGGCAGCAAGAGGAGATTTACCCTTGCCAAGAAGCTCTTGAAATGTGGCTTGCATACAAGAAAGAAAAACGTCAGACTTACAAGCCACGAGGGTTAGAAGCTCTTAAAAAGAAACTCCTACAGTTATCGAGCGGAAATCCAGAATACGCAAAGGTTATCGTTGAGTATTCCATGGGCAACAACTACACCGGGTTGTTCGCTCCTAAAAACAATTACGCAAATAGTTATGAACAACAGCAACGAACTTTCAACAAGATTAATTCAATCCTTGCCGACTGAATGCAAGCAAGCGGTGGAAAAATACGGTGGACAATATGCGCTATTCCTGGACAAATATCCTACCTTGCAAAATCGAACAGATGCAATTACATCTGTATATGATTCTGTAGCTAGAGGCGGTATGTCGTTAGTTAGTATTGATAAGTACTTCAAAGATGGCGCAAGCGAGTTTTGGATTAAGATAATGCTTATTGACTTGTTTATGGTTATTGGTGCTATTGATTCGACCACTACTTATCAGTTCAAGGCTATGACACAGCGTATCAGACAAGAATACTATCACCTTACGCCTAGTGAGCTTACTAGATTCTTCTACGAGTTTTCTATGGGTGAGTATGGCGAAATCTATGTAGGAAAGACAGTAAATCCTCAAAAACTTTTTATTGCTCTCGAAAAATACATGTGTAAGCTCTACGAAAAGAGAGCAGAAATTGATTCTCAGAAGTTAGCTGAGAAACAAAAGAAAGAAGATGAGGAATCTAGAAGAAAAGCAATTTCTTATGAAGAGCATTGCCGCTTAAAGGGTGTTGATATTGAAAAGTCACCTCTTGAAAAACTAAAGAGAAAACTTGAAAAAGAATCAAAACGAGACAAAAATGGCAGACGTAAGTAAAATGGCAGAGGAATGGCTCAGTGAGCATCCTAATGCGACACCAAAAGAAATATGGTTAGCCGGTTATTGGCAATCTACCGATAACTGGTGCAACCGAACCAAATAATTTTAGAATTATGGCAGAAAGAAAAGTGAAACCAGAAATCATGCATTTGATGATTCTTGATAACTGTGACCACAAATGCAATCTATGTTGTAATAAAATGTACGATATAGACAAAATTCCTGTAGCTACAGTAGAAGAAATGAAAACAGTTCATACCGTTTGTATTACTGGTGGCGAGCCGTTTATGAGCAATATTAACATCGATAGATTTGCTTTAAACCTTAAAAAACAATTTCCAAATGTCGAAAATGTATATGTTTATACATCTGGTAGCGCATTTGTGTTTAACATCAACAACTTTGGATATAATTTTTTGGATGGCATCAACTTTGCGCCAAAGACAAAGGGAGATTGGGAACAGCTTAAATACGCATCGGCACATCTTCGTGAAGACATAAGAGAAAGCATCCGTACAAGGAAGAGTAATCGTCTATATGTTTTCAAAGAGCATGTTGACTTGTTTGAGAATAATTATAAATACATCGCCAAGAAACTGAATCTCAATGTTCTTTACAGAACATGGGATAAGGAGTTTAAAACTCCTGATAATGAGATTTTCAGAAGATTACCAATATTTTTAAATTAGTTGATTATGGTAGAAAGCAAAGGTAAAATCGCAGAAGTTACTAACGCAACCACCAAGCAGGCGGTAGTGTTCATAGGTGTTTATTCTTTGGTTATCCTGAGAAATATAGGAAGAGCAATCAATAAGGCAGTACACAAGCTGCCTTGGTTATTCATCGTGATAACGGTAGTAATCTCATTTATCGTCAGCTTTATCTTTATCTCTAAAGCTAGGGCAGAGCGAGATAACTACAATCAGAAGCTGGTACACGCAACGCAGCAGCTTGATAGCTATATGGCTGCATACGGAAACATTAAATCAAAGTAAATATGAAGAGATACAAACATACAATAGTGATGATCCTGCTTATCATCGCAGCAATTATCGCAGGTTACGGGTTCATCTGCTTTATGGTCGAACACATTTTCCTTTCGCTTCTGATGGTCTTCTGTTTCAGTTGCGCATTGGCAGTAGAGAAGGAGGTGTAGGGATGTCGGCATATAATTTCACACCGAAAGGGGCATTCTTCATCAACTACAAGGAGCCTGACAGGGAAACCGTAGACCATATCACTTCGCTCTATTACCTCATTATCGGTTCTCTCGCTACAATCACGCAGACGGCAATCAAAGATTTGCACGACAATCTCAGTGAGAGGAAGGACCTGTTTAAGCATGAACTTAAGTATCGCATAAAGGAGGCATTCTCCCGTTCTGAGACTCTTATAGGTATATTCAAGAAGTATACTACCGAGATTTCGCAGTATGAACTCTGGCTTGATATTACAGACAGCATGGAGGAAGACCTGAAGATTGATATACAGAGACTCTTCTACACGACCGACAACATACTCTTGAAGAACAACATCAAGGAACACAAGCTTCAGGCGTATGCATGCGTAGCCTACAACCTGTCAATCATGCTGCACGATATGTGTACGAAGTTTGATGACGTTATGAGTGAGCGTGGCATCAGTTCCGGCAGCATAAGACCTTGCGGAGAATTCATACAGTCTATGTATGGTATGTATGCCTCGATGAGAGAGGTTGCCAGGATTCTCATACCGGACAAGGATGCTGAATACTTCAAGGAAGGCGGTCAGATCTACAGGGCTTTGCAGGTGGTTGCAATGAAGGTATGCAATCCGGAAAGAATAGACAACGCTGCCGACGAAGGACTGAAGCTTAATGGCGTTGACTATCATGGTGAAGAACACCAGAATAACGCATTCCTTCCTTGGAACGGCATCCAGGTAAACTTCCTGTCACGCAACTTTGACAAGATGTCTGATGAAGAACTTGCAAAGGCTCTAGGACGATCTGTTGGTGCAGTAAAGGCAAAAATGAGACAACTTAAACTAAAAAGAACGGAATAGTATGAGTGGAGGCGCATTTGATTATGCTCAGTACAGAATTGCTGACATATACACGGAAATAGAGGATGAAATCTACGGACATTCTCTTGATGATGAATTTGACGTAAATCGGTATATTGAAGATCATTGGTTAGAGGATTCCGAGAAAGAATACGTTCGTAAGCATTATCATACGATACCAAACCGTAGCGAGTATTCTAAGGAAACCATCAAGGAGTTCAAGAAAGGTATAGCTCTACTAAAGAAAGCCGAGGTTTACGCACAGCGCATTGACTGGTTACTTAGTGGCGATGATGGCGAAGATAGCTTTCATAAGCGTTTGAAACACGACTTGGAGGAATTAAAACGTAAAAAACAATAGCTTATGGAAGATTTACCTATTGGCTCAGAAATCGTCTTGAAGGTGGTTGAAAGCGAGACAGAAGAATGTAATGGTTGCTTCTTTGACGAGATAAGCAGCAATATTTATGAAAATATCTGCAAAGATATTTGTTGTGCCGCAATCGACAGAAAAGACGGAAAGAATGTTCAATTCAAAAGAGTGAAGTAATCATGATAGACGATAAGAAAATAGAAGAAGAAGCTACTAATTATGCACAAGATGGGTATAATAACTATGATGACAATATACAGAGGATCATAGAAGAAGCTTTTAAATCAGGTGCTACATGGATGCAAGAAAAATTCTTGAAAGAGTTATAGCATCCTGCTAATGAAGAGCCAATTGCTAATACAAGTCCAATATTATTTGATGGTAGAGATAGGGAAGGATATCAAATTATTAAA